AGTGATTCCGTTGGGGTCACAACCAATTTCTCACAAAACTGTCTATATCAGCCACTTATCTTTCGGGTGCAAAGATAGTGATAACATTTTTATAACACAAATTTTTAATTACTTTTTAACTATATTTTGCAAAAGTTGAAATTTGGCGGTTTCAAATACTTTTCTTACTTTTGCACTCGTCAAGTTGCGATTGGCACAAGAAGACATAGATTTATTGCAGCCTAAGTTCAATAGGTAACGATATATTTCACTCCCCTTAGTTGGTCGCAACACAACTTTGGGGAGTTTTCTGTTTCCCCAATTTTGAAAATGACTAGTCGAACCGAGAAGAAACGCAAGCCAACGCACCGCATCGGGAGACGATAAATCCGCAAGGTGGAAACCTCATGGCGAACAGCAGGGCTAGTCAAGCACAGAAGGCTGGAGGAGCAGCAGTAACGCTGATAACTGTGCTGCATCATCATAGTTACTTAGAGGTGATGTGTTGTGGAATTCCTGACGGGGTTATACTTCAACTTGCCACCTGCTCACGTTAATGCGTGGGTAAGGGGCTTTCGAAGGGTCAAGCCATTCTGCTAGTTGCCTCCATTTCAAGAAAAAATATAAATTAAATTATATATCGTTATGAATAAAATTAATTATAAACAACCTAGCGTGTGCGTACCTACGCGTGAAGAGTTTGATGCTTACGCAAAAGGTAGAGGATGGGATGATTGGTCTAATGAACTTTGGGCTGAAATGGAGGAAACCCATTGGTTAAAGAATAATGGCGAATCTCCAAAAGATTGGAAAGCAATGGTAAATTCTCGAAATGCGATAGTTATGAAAAGATTAGGGAAAACTAAGTCTGACATAAAAAAAGGCGCAAAAGAAAAAACTATCATCAATGAGATAGATGAGGAGTTTCCGGACAATGGTCTTCACTATGTTGCCTATACAGACGGATCCTGTGACAACCTTTCAAAAGAACGTGCCGGTGGCTCAGCTTACGTTATCCTCAAAGATGGCGAGATTGCAAAGATGAAAAATAATGGTCGGCTGAACACTTCAAACAATCGCATGGAACTTCTTGCAATTATAAGTGCAGTAAATGCCTGTCCGGATGGTGCCTTTATTGACATCTACACCGATAGTCAGTATTGCATATTGGTTCTTTCTAAATCATACAAACCAAAGAAAAATCCGGATTTGTACGAGTTGTATAAGAAGTGTGTTGCTCATGTTGGAGGAGTTCGTTTCCATTGGGTAAAAGGTCACGATGGGAATACTTATAACGAATTGGCAGACCAACTGGCGTATGGTGCTTATTGTGATATTTGCGACCAATACAACATAGAAAAGACAAAAAGACATTAAAAATACATAGCGTATGAAAGAAGAAGATTTATCGAAAGCTATTGAGCTAAAGAAAGAACTTGATTATGAAAGAGGACTTTTGCTATTTGCAAATAACCGGAATGTAAAATTAAAAATTACTCTTGAAGATAATTGCGACCACGGACGTAAACATGATGTAGGTTATATTTTCGGTGATGGATTTATCGAAAACATGAAAGCGGAAATTATCACAATCATCGAGAAGAGTGTTAATAACTTGTTGGATAAATTAGAAAAACTTTAGGTTATGGCAGTAGTAAATGTAGATTTATCTGAGTACGATGCTATACGCAAGCGCAACTCAGAGTTGGAAGAGCAGGTCAAGGAGTTGAAGAAGTTGAACGAATCCTTGAAAGGCGGCTCAAAGGTTATTCTTCGTAAGGAGACAACTTTGCTTTTTAATAAACCTCGCACATTGTGGGATTACGATGAGGATGACAAGCCTCAAAGAAAAACCATCGAATCATCCGAGTCTTATATTAACTTCGAGGACGTTCGCTTGAAAGTTGAACAGGCTATGCAAGATGAGGTTAATCGTAGTATCCACGACAGAAACCTAGAAAAACAAGCCTATGCCGAAAAGAAGAATAAGCTTGACAACGAGTACAACGGAAAGAAAGCTGACCTCAAGAAGGTGTACGAAAAGAAGACAAGGGACTTGGAAGAGGAATATCATCGCAAGGAGTGTGATTTCGAATCAGAAAAACTTCGTATTCTTAATCTGCTCCCTAACATACGGAAATTGGCAGAAGAGTTGCATGATGATTTGAACAAGCGATTTTTCAAACCTAAGCATGCTATCGAGTTGGCTAATTCTATCATCAATACAACGATAAAGAAGTTGTAGGCTTATGGGAAGTTTTATAAAAGAGCGTCTCATTTTTGCATACTGCTGGACGCATTCGACAGGTAGATGTAAGGATTGTACTTGTTGCTACACCTTCAAGAAATGTAAGGACTTCGTAAATTCTTTTTGGAAGATACACCGCTACAGGCATTATCACAAGACGAAAGCGAAATATCCATGTACGCTTGTCGAGTTTAGGAAGAGAGTTAGACCATTTGATGCTTTTAATGAACGCATCGCTAAGATGAAAGAGAAGAATGGAAAGGCTTGCAAAGGTAATGGATAAGTACTTGAAGGAAGCTGTCGCTGATTGGAATAAGAAGGAAGTTCTGACCCTCACCATCAGCAAGCAATGGTTCGACATGATTCTATCAGGCGAGAAGACAGAGGAGTATCGGGTGATTAAAGGTTTTTGGATGAGTCGTCTTCTCCTTATCAAGGATGAAGAGTGCAAAGATTTCGATAAGTACAAAAAACTCCACATAGGAAAGAACGAGGAAATGCTTATAGATACCGACACTATCAAGAAATTGTTGGATGATGGTACTATGAAGTTCATACCCTTTACCTACGTACTCTTCAAAAATGGCTACTATGACGATAGCCCAAAGGTTGTGAAGGAGATTGAGAGTATTACCATCGGCAAGCCTAAGAAAGGCTTATGCCCCGATAAATGGCTTGATACTGAGTTTTTTATCATTAAATTTAAGTAGCGTATGACAAACAAGGATTTTTATAATGCTCATCTAGGTAAGCGAGTTCTTTATAAGGGCAAGGATATTGGCGCATATGTAGCAGGGTATATTGAAGATAAGTATATCATATTAGGTTTTAATGATTATACTGGCTGCATTCTATACTTTACATCTAAAGTGTATAAAACGCTTGGCGAAACATATAACTCTTACCGATTCGCAAAGTTGAAGTATTTGGAAGTAATAGAATCTTAGTTATGAAAAAGGAAGATAGAATCAAAGTTTGGGAGAAGTACGGCCATCATTGCGCATACTGCGGAAAAGAAATAAAGTTCGAAGATATGCAAGTAGACCATTTCGTTCCCAAGAATCGTGGCGGTTACCCTCGTTGGAGTGATAAGGAAGGTAAGTATGTCGTTTCTCATGGTGAGGATAGTATGGAGAATTACATGCCTTCTTGCCGCGCCTGTAACTTTAGAAAGCGTGATATGGGTATCGAACTATTCCGTGAATCTATAAAGGAACAGGCGAAAGGTCTGCTAACAGGTGCTGCAAAGTTCCAAGTAAGTATGAGTATCGCTTATGGTCTGCTTACTCCTTCTTTCAACAAGCCTATCGTATTCTATTTTGAGAAATGTATGAATTACAAAGATAGACTTACGAAATATACTCAAGGAAGGCTGTCAGAATTATCAAATGTTGACGATTATGAACCAAACAAATTAGCGTTAACTAACCTGTTGTGGTTTCTTGACAAGGTAATCAGTAATGAAGTGATTGTCGCAAAGCTTAAAATCATGTCTGATGCAGACAGGAAACGAATGAAATACCTTTCTAGGTATGATGGTAACGAATCGTTATACGATGATGAATATTCCAAGGCAGAAAGTACTATAGCCAAGGAGTGCTTGAAGTATTTACAGAACAAAAAAGAAGTAGCGTATGACTAGTATTAGAAAAGCTAAAAAGCAAATGAAGAAGGCTCGTCCCTATTGGGAAAGTCAAGGTTACAGGTTTAGGCGCAAGGCTAAGATAATCAGGTATTCGTTGAAGTCTTTGCTTGGTGATTATAGCACTAAATGGATATACTACTGCTTTGTTAATATGGATGGGCGAATACAAAATCACTTTCCTATCCGGATAGAATCAAAGAGATACAGAAAAAGCAGAGCCTAGTGCCCTGCTTTTTCCTTGTCTTCACGTTCTCGTTTCTCAGCTATAGCCTGTCTGATCCATTCGGCTTTGTTCCGTCCTAGGGATTCGAAAAACTCAAACGTTTTTTCGTTTACATGCGTCACAACCCTGTATATGAGGGCAGATGCGCCCTTGCTAGGCGCTCCGGCTCGCTCTCTGCGGCCACCCCACCCTGGATGCTGACTGACCTTGCATTGCTGAACCTTGCCCTTGCTATTGATGCGGAACTTCATTTTCAGCCGGTCATTTACCCAAACTTCAGCAATTACCGCATCGGGCGTCTGCTGAAGGGTAGATTTGGCGATGCCGATAAGATAGGCTTTATCCTTGAAGAAGGTCTCTGTCTCATCGAGTATCGCCCAATCATCGTAGATTATGATTCTTGCCTTTTCCATATCCTCAACCTAATATTGCCATCAGTATCGTGAATAAGAAGATAAAGAGCACGAACCATTCCTGTTTACTCATGGCTTACCCCCTTTTTTCTTCTCTTGCGATGATAAATTTGAAGTGCTTTCACAACTCTGTGGTCTTCTTTCCAACCAAAAGAAGTTTTAATCACTCGTTTCAGCCAATACATATTTTTACTCTTGTCGGGTCCGAGAAGTATCTTCTTTACAAATCTTGCTTTCATTGCTTACCTCCTTTCTTCTGATAGGCTCGAACCCTACAGATAGCCTTTGCGATTCTGTGGTCTTTGCCTAAGCCATAAGCATAAACCATGATTCGTGGTCTCCAAAAATAGTTTTTCTTTCTACAAAGTATCTTCTTCGCCTGTCGTAATTTCATTTCTTACCTCCTTTCTTGTCGAATTTATTGCCGATAACTTTTAGTTGCCTATTACGCAACATTCTCCCCAAAGTATTTGGGTAGAGAACAGGGTATTCTGTATCGACCAAACTAAAACTAGTGTTGCCTTGATTCCAAACTACTTCATAGATACTGCCTGTATCCTCGTATTGTCTGAGCAAATCATGCTCATAGATAGGAAATCCGTTACAATCCCGTGCGCCTGTAAATTGGCAGAGGGTGTTGGTGTCTATAGTAGGATTAATATTTCCTCTCGAAAAGAACTGACTATTAGCATAAGGTTTGCAATCTAACCACATTTCTGTATCAATTAGCTTTGCCTTGAAATTGATTTCGCTCATTTCTCCCCTCCTTCCTCGATTACTCCTATCGGTTTGATGTCGTTCACACTTTCATCCTCGGTGAAGAAGGAAACCTTCATCATGTCGCTCACGTAGGCCATGGCCACAACATCTTCATGGGCGTTCTTGATGATACAGATGTCTCCTCTTACCTCGTTCTGCATTTTCAGATACTTCACGGCTGCATCCTTCACCGCCAAAGGATTCATTTTCTTTGTTATCGTCTCCCCCGACTGAGGGAAGACGAAGATAAATTCTTGCTTATTCATATTCTTAAAACTCAAATAATTCTAGTTGTACATATCTCTTCTTCGGGAGTAGATTTTCTATTTCCTTCAGTATCTTAGCTGCGCTCTTACAAACAGAACTATTTCGGTTGCGCTCTTGTTCTATCTGTACGTTAAGCCAATGTTTTACCCAATTCAATGCATGCTCTATGGCATCTTCCTGTGTCTTGAACCAATTCGTGTTGCTGAGGTTAGTTCCAAACGCCCCTCCTCTATCTGCTAGCATGTACGTCACACCATACGTCCACTTTCCTCTAACATAAGCTGTGGATATTTCGATATGGGGGATTCCGCTGCCGATTTCTGTCTTGTCAGGATTCTTGCATACACCGAACTCGTTGAATAGAAATTTCTTTATCATTATTCTACTTCTTTTTCTGTTATTAAAAGCTGCTCCCAAATATACTCGTTCTTTAGGGTAATCTCGAAGAGGGTTGGATGGTCCTCAGAAACCTCATACTCACCGCTAAAGGCTTGCTCGTATGATTCCAATACCTTCTGCTTTTTATCTGCCAACATTTCCTTTGCCTTTGTTTTGGTGGTATAAACTCCCAAAACATTTACCTCTGTGTCGCTATCGTTTCCATAGAGTTCGGTAAATACAAATACTTTCTGTTTCTTCATCTTACTCGCCCTCCTTCTCTTCTATATCAAACGAAACACTTTCCAACTCGCCTGTGCCTTCAAGATGTCCACTATCGTACATTTCTCTTGCAAGACGTTCAGCGCATTCCGGTGTAATATCGGAATACTCCACCTTGTAGGTGATTCTCTCCACGATTTCTACTACATACTTCTTCATAATCAAATCCTTTCTTTTAAAATTAATACTAGTGGACGGATGGTACGTTGCAACCATCTGTAGCGGCTTGAATACCGCATTCGCCCTATATATATAACAACAACAACTTCTATTTTATCTTCTCAAGACAAGTGCTCTTGTCTACGCTTACATATCCTCTACAATATCTTCAAAACTCTTCTTCTTAATCTCCATGGAAATCAGACTGCTTATGTCTAGAACTTTCGTTTCCTCGTACTCTCCTCTGGACGTATCGTGAATATAGATGCAGAAACTATCTATCTCGTATCTGTCGCTATTGAACAGAGTATAGCTTGATGTAGGAAAGCGGAAAATGATACTGCTCCAATCCTTTTTAGCCAACAGATTTTTAACAACTGAATTTGTCATACTCAAAATGTTTTATGAGGGAGATTTCTCTCCCTCGGGGTTAAACTTACTCCTTCAACAGACTTTCTACAAGTTCTTCCTTGGTGGCGAAGACGTCTACACCATTGGTGTATGTACTATCATAACCTAACAAAAGCTTGCAGACTTCCTTGTCTTTGTTCTTCTCAATGGTGATGCGAGAAATCTTCATCTCAGCTATCTTGTTATCACGCATGGTGAAAACCTGCTGCCCAACATAGAAGTTGGTTCTAAGATGCGTATTTGCGTGTCTCTGTACGTCCCAATCAGGCGATAATGTCATACAGGCGTACACCTTCTCTCCGTCTGCTAGTGCGGTTGAAACACGTTCAAAGATTTCTTGCTCGGTTGGCTCACATTCCACCTCGTTTCCCTCTTCGTCTTCTCTCATGATGGTGTAATCATAACCATTGCCTTGCTCGTCTGAAAGGTAAAATCCAATTTCCTGTGCCTTCACTACGTCTTGGATATTCTCTACCTCAACACCTACCATGTGACCAAAAATATAAATTGCATTGTTTGTATTCATAATTTTATCTCCTATAATTTAAATTTGTTACTTGTTATTGTTAATCATTCTAGCGGCATAAGTTCTGCCGATAATCTCGTCTATCTTTGCTTGCTGCTGATAATCTGTGCAGTCGGCAAAGTTCTCCTGTTCCTCATAGAAACGTGCTGCATTCTTCAGCTCATGGAGTGTTGCTTGGGTGTAGTCCTTGTTAGGATCAACTTGCCTAAGGTTCTCACATGTCTTGCAATACTCGATGAAGTCTACAAGCAAAGATTTCTCCTCGCTCTTGCTCTGCTGCATTCCAGCTCCCATAAGAGGTAGGGCAACTATCGTTGCCACTACCAAAACTATCTTAATTCTCTTTTTCATATTACTCGTCCTCCATGTCTTTTGCTGCTCTCAGTCTGTAGCCTGTAATACTGCCAACTAAGAAGATTAATACATAAATTGTGATGTCCATACCCTAACATGTTTTTGCTTGTTATTTATTTCGTTTACTGCTGACTGAACCAAAAGGCTTGAAACCTCGGTTGGCTCGTCTATAATATCAACAAAAGTGACTTCCTTCGTCTCGTTATTCAGAAACTCTACATAGTCGCTATTTAGGCGTTTGTACACTACGTATTCAACTCCGTTGATTTTTGTGGTAATGGTGTCATGGTCTTCTCTGAGATAGTCGCTTATCTCGTTGACTAGGCTCCAATACTCTTTTAAAGCTAAAATCTTCTTTATCATATTGCTTAATATCTTAAAATCTTTTTGATTACTGCGGCTGCGAGAACATCGTTAGCGGTTATAGGTCTCGGCTCTGTTATGCTTTCTGCCCATGCAGCACCGCCAAAATACCAATGGTCTCTCCTCCATTCCTCACAAAACTTCTCGGCCTCCCAACGTGTAGGAAACTCCTTTTCTCTCATTTCCGAGTGCGGTCTGCTGCCATACTCGTAATGTGCAATGTGATGTACTTTCATTTTCGTTCCTTTCTTTTAATTGTTATACTTGTGCGGTCTCACGGCTTGAACGTGATGTGCTCCTCTATTCGCTGACCGCTCTGTGTTACTTCTTGCCAAAGTTGAAGATTCTAACGAACTGATAGAAGGTTTTGTGTCCTACAAGGTGAAACAAGTCTTCAAAGATATACTCCTTGCATTCCTTTGTTCCTTCTCTGTACACATCTTGCATCTGCTTTGCGGTCATATAACCGCTAGTAAGCCATTCAAAGAATAATGCCCCTAAACTCTCATAGTCGTTGTTCTTGTCATAGAACTTCTTCTGCTGCTCGTAAGTTTTGTTCTTTCTCATATTCTTATCTCCTATCTTTAATATTCAACACCATTCAGTTTAAGGGCAATTGCCTTTAAGTTCTCGATTCTCTTTTGTGCATTCGGGGTGATTTCAGCACCACAAATGAGGACTGCCTGTGAAAGGTTCATTACTTTGTCATATAAAGCGTTTGTGATGTTTGAAATCTCATCACTCGTAAGTGTTATTGTCTTTTCCATTGCCTTAATTGTTTAATGGTTCAACTTTGCTTTAATCTCTTTAAACTCCTTCAATCGCTTGTGCGCTATGGGAGTTCCTTCGTTTTTTGAAAGATAATCCTCTAGAAGGATTATTCTATCTTCAATAGCTGACTTGATGTTTGCTATCTCTTCGGTTGTAAGTGTTATTGTCTTCTCCATAATCGTTTATTTTAATCTTGTTATTATTGCTTTTATGATAATCTCACAACTTTCTGTTGAATACTCACTCTTACGCTCATAAGACGTGTAATAGTTGTCGTATCTGTCCTTGCTGCGTCCAACATACTTGTAGCCTTGCTTTTTAAGGCTTTGTTTCAGCATTTCAAGTTCCTTGTCGTTAAGGTACTCCGTGCATATTGGCTCCATTGTTACTCTGTCCGCATATCTTTCGATTCTGCGGTATTCTACGAAATTAATTGCTGCCATAGTCTTGAATTTTTAAGCGTGGGGAGGGCGCTTGCGCCCGTGGGGGCGCTGCCCCCTTATCTCCCCACATTGTTACTTACTCATTTCATACACCCAACATACACCTTCATGTTGTAAGGAGTACTCTTCAGCTTTTTCTCTAGTATCGAATTGTGCGATAACTTCGGGTTTCCTGTCGGGTTCGCAAATGTATTCTTTTACTACAATATAGTTCTTCATGCACTTGCCTTCATCTTTGAACACTCCAAAGTATTGTTCGAAATCTTTGAACACAAGTACATCAACAAGTTTACCCCTGTACATTACAGGGAATTTCCCGATAAACGGATATTCTCCCCAATACTCTTTTATGTACTCATCATTGTCTTCATATGTGTTAGGGTAAACATCGTCTTCGTCTTCGTCTTGTATTACGTAACCTTCATCGGTGTAGCGAAGGTCACAAATGTAATAGTCTGCTAACTTTGCCATAGTCTTACCCTTTCTCTACTAGAAAAGCGAGTACTTTGTCTTCATCTGTGTAAGCCATAAAAGCTTTGGGTGTTATTATTTTTACGTTCCACCCTTGCTTTGTCAGTCCTATAGCCATACCTTTCAAGTATGCCTTAGCGTAATTCTCTGCTTTGAAACATACGCCTAAGTCTTGAACTCCGTTTCTGCTTGTTATTTTCTTTATTAAATACATAGTTGTTGTTATTAAATGTTATACATACAAAGTGCAGGTGTACGTTTGCGCCCAACGTTCACAAGTTATATGTGACCTAACTCCCTTCGTTTAACGTCCGTGGGTTGACGTGTTTCGATGTTTCTCTAGTCTAACACGACTAGCGTTTTTACATCTTGCGTGATGAGTGTTTGAGACTTCTTTGTCTTGTTGCTTTGAGAGTTGCAACTAACTCGGTCGCATTTTCCGTTGATGTTTGAAGAGTTCTATCTCTCTGACTTTCCCGACTAATCTGTACTTTTATAGAGGTAGTTAAACGTGAAGTTCTAAACGTGCCATCGTTCCTCTAAAATCAAACCAACTTGATTTCGGGTGCAAAGATAAGTATTTATGCTATATTCTCCAAATTTAGTTATGCTTATTAACGATATTTTACATAAAAGTATAGCACTTAAACATAACTTTGCACTTTAAGATGGTTTTTGCACTATATTTGTGCGTTAAAATAAGTAATAGTTATTGTTATATGCTATATTTTTATTATCTTTGCCACAAAAAATAGAATTATGGTACAATTGAGAATAAAAGAGTGCTTAAAAGCACATGGGATGCAGCAAAAAGATTTGGCTAAAGGTATGGGCATTGAACCTATATCACTTAGCCAAATGTTGGCTCGCAAAAAGTTTGGTATTGATAGGCTTGAACAAATGGCAGAGATAATCGGCTGCAAGGTGTCTGAACTCTTCGAGGAGGATAGCAAAGAAGGTTTTGCTAGCTTTATCCGCTACAAGGGCATCCATTATACTGCCGATACATTGGAGGAGTTCTTCAAGCAAGTTGACGAGTTAAGGATTATAGCGAAATGATTATAGTCCAAATTATCATGTGGCTCGCCTTCGGTGCAGTCTCACTTGTTTGTATAGCCTATCTCTTTAATGTATTCGGGAAGGTGGAGGAACATAAGAAACCATCCGTGAAGTATGCTGAGTGGCTCTTGCAACTGCTCATCGTGGTGTGCTACCTGTATTCGGTGTACACCTTCGGCAAGTGGCTGCAAGGCTTGTGGTGAGGGCGTCAGCCCCACAGGGCATGGGGAGGGCGCTTGCGCCCGTGGGGGCGCTGCCCCCTTATCTCCCCCGAGGATTCTTCCCTCTCTCAACCAAGAAGAACACACAAGAGAGAACAAAGAGAGAATAGGGAGAGAAAACAATTTCCCTAACTAGGAAAAAATATTTCTCCAACTAGAAAAATCAAAACCGCCTAAATCATCTTCTAAAAGCCTTAATTCTAGATGAGTACATTATCTTGCACAAAACCATGAAATCTACGAAAAACCCACAAAATCGGCTCTAATCTGCTTGAAAATGGCTCTTAAACGGCTCAAAACTCACGAATTTGGGAGAAATCCCGACCAACTGCCCGAAAATCGCAAAAATCGGGAGAAATGGGCGAGTTTAGCGTTGATTGTGGGTGAAAACCATTCAAGAAGGCTGAATACTACTAGTTAAAGTTTGCTAACGAACTCCTTGCGTGCGTGCGTACCTATTAATGCAAACCCCATTTTTTGTTTGCAAAGAATCTTCTTTTATGAAATAAGAAGTTTCTTTACATCTTGCTTTTGTTCTTCCTCACGAGTGGTTGAAACTAACTTGCTAATAATTAGCCACTTGTCTTTTCTTTACAATAATCACGTATGTTTACAAAATGGGTCTTCTAGAGGAGAAAGAAGGAGGAGGAAAAGGGGTGAGTTGCGCCCCGAGAAAGAAATTGGTGGGATTTTGGGCGATTTTGAACGAGGTTGGAACACGGCAAAACGAACCTTCAAATATTATATATTTGCCCTCGAAACATCAAATAATTGCAATTATGACGGAAATATTATCAAAAATCCCAAAGCATTTGACCTCTTGCCCTGTACTCACGGACAAAAAAGAATGGGTCTTAGGTGCTGCATCCTTGGCGCTTGGCGTTGGCTCTTCTCTCTTCGGTGCTAACAAGGCTAAGAAGGCAGCTAGAAGAGCACAAGCCGAGAATCAGTATAGAACGAACGCTGAGAAGGCTTGGTACGACAAGAACTACAATACAGACTACCTTGACACGAAAGCGGGTCAGAACCTCATGAGAAGGGCGAAGGAAGTACAGGACGAGTATGTTCGCAAGGCTGATGGCGCTGCTGCCGTTGGCGGTGGAACTGCTGCAAGCGTGGCGATGGCGAAGGAAGCAGCTAACAAGGCTATGGGCGACACGATAGCCAACGTAGCGGCACAGGACACGGCTCGCAAGCAGCATGTGGAGGATGCTCACATTCAGAACACTCAGCAGTTGTCTAGAGAACGTCAGCAAATCGAGCAGCAGAAGGCGCAAGCCACTAGTGATGCGGCTCAAAATGCGTCAAATGCTATGTTTAATTTCGGTGTGAACCAATTGGGGTCAGAACTCGAAGGTGCTAATGCGGTGAAAACCAACGCTTTAGGCTCAAATGGAAAGCCAATTGATAACACAATTGTAACACAACAAGACCGAACCGCTCATTCTGCTGCCGCAGACCACTTGGCTGAGAGCATGATGACTCCCGAGGAGAAGAACCAATACCGCTTGAAGAAGGCAGTCGGCTTGTCGGGACTTGGGTAGCAGCTAGAAGGTGGAGTGGACGAGCGACAGGCAAGGTGGACGAGGCACAACAGGCGACCCCAAGACCCCCACCCCCTTCGACCACCGTTGCTAATTATAGTAGAATAATACAAATAAAGAAATTCTGCCTCCCCCCCACCCCCTTTTTCTGGATTTCGGTTTTCCGATTTTCCCCACCCCTGAATTTTCGGGAAGTGTTAACAATGTTAAATATTATAGATTATGAATAGAACAAAGATTATTCTGTGTGGTAGAAAAGAATACGAAAGGCATCATAGACCAAAAGGTTTAGCTGGTGCTTACACAAACAGAAAGCCTTTTATAAAGAACCTCCCGAAACTAAAGAAGGGAACATGGAATATGGCTCATGAAGATGAAGCTGATAACATTCCCTTCACATTTGAGGAATTAGTGCATTTCTCAATAGAAATGTTCAAGAAAAGTTAAACATTAAAACAAAATAGATTATGACATTAGAAGAAGCAAAGAAGATATTGGAGAAAGAGTTTGCAGTGATTAGTCTTCACAAGTCAACAGAGCCATTTGAGTTTGACGAGAGTGGCTGGATTGAGCATGAGAAGCCTTCTGTGCTTGAAGCTTTCCGTGTTTTAGCCAAGGGAGGTTATTATATATCCATCAGCGGACATGATTACAATATGCGTGAGAAACGTTTGAAGAAGGAGTACGAAGAGAATACCAAGGCTCCCGGTTCTTCTGAGAACCGCATCAAGGAGGATTCAGGTGTAAACCCTGCCCTTAAAGAATCAGCCTCCCAGTTCAACGATGCCTTGTTGGATGAGCAGGCAAAGAAGATTAAGCGTCTCACTAAAAAGATTACCCGACTCAACAAGATTATCCACAAGAAGAACATGAAGATTGAGGAGTTTCGGAAGGAAAGTTCTAGACACCTAAGAGGAAAGATTAAGATGTTCGGCGGGAATCTGGATTTATCACAGGAGTTATGTGATAAGAACGAGGAACTTCGCCTTTCAAAGATTCGTGAGAAGAATCTGACCGAGGTGTGCCAGAAGTACATGAAGGAGGTCGAGGAGTTGAATGAGAAGGCAAAGTCTGTCAACATGCATCGTCACAAAGAACTTGCCGAGAAGGACGAGGTGATTGCCGACTTGGGCAAGGAGTTGGCGGCTACCAAGAAGGAATTGGAAGGAACAAATAATCTGGTTAGGATGGTTCGCAATGCTTCCAAGGAGTATTGTGAATACGGTATTGCTGCTGAAAAGATGATTCAGAAGTTGTCTAAGATTATAGTTAGCAAAGGACTCGTTCCTTCTGATGTCTTCGAGAAATGCCGTCTTTGGGCGAATGGCTACAGATTCAACCCTCAGCTGTATGATTTTATAGAGGAAGAGGAGAAGAGACTTGAACATGCAAAGAAAATTAGAGTTTCTTCTGATAATGCAGAGGAAGGCGCAGACCTTTATGGAGTAATTGTATTGCGTGACAAGGATTATATTGATGCACTAAAGAAAGCAAAAGACGCAGACATATGGCAGGAGTAAATAATCAGAATACGCAGCAGCCAAGGAAGAAGCCGGTAACTATCGGCGGCTATCCTGAGGCTGTGCATGACCTGATGAGGGCGAAATATCCCGATTATGATCAGGTGATGAATGGAGGCAACGGAGGAGCCGCGGGGGTAAATGGCGGTGCCGCGGGGGTTAACTTCTTCGGGAATGGGGGCGGTGCTACCGGTAAGTTTGAGGCTCAGCCTGTTCAGACTGGCGCAGCACCTATTACAGACTTCACCCAGATGCCTAAGCAGGAAGAGTTCGTTCCGCAGGGCAACGGTAATGCAAACCCTGCCTTGGGACCAGTACAGACTCCTTACATGGGCGATGCAGCAGAGGACACTCCCCAGCCTCAGAGCAACTTTGAGGGAGTGCCGCAGCCTTCTACAGGTTGGAATGCTGACGGAACACCTCGCTATGATACGCTTTCTACTGCTCTGAGCGGCTTTCGGATGCCGCAGGAACAGCAGGTTCCAGAGTTTGAGGCTGACCCTAAAAAAAGGGATGGCGGCTTTTTCAGTTGGCTCGGCAAGGTTATACCGAAGAGTAGACCGGGAATGCGTGAGGGCGAGACTCCAGATGAATATGACCGCAGAATCACTACCAACAGAGAGCGTATTGCAGCCTTTGCTGATGCTATTCGCCACATGGGAAACATCATCAACACTTCGAATGGTGTGCCTCTGCAGGTGTTCAACGACCCTACTGCCATGATGGAACAGGGTTATCAAAACCGCAAGGCTCAGAGACAGAGACAGGCTGCCCTTGATGCGGATGCTGCCTATAAGCAGGCAAACTTCGACCTAGATAACCGAAAAGCACAGGCTGATCAGGTTTATAAGGAGTATCTTATGGGTCTTCGTGGTGAGGGTAATCAGCTTGCCAAGGATAAGTTTGAGTACCGAAAGGGAAAGGATGAGGCTGCTGCCCAGTATAAGAAGGATAAGGATAAGCGTGACTTCGAGTATAAGAAGGAGCGTGACAAGGTGAAGGATGAGCAGGCTAGGCAGCGTCTGGCTATTCAGCAGTACAACGCAACCCATAAGGGGCGTGGCGGCGGTGGACGGTCAGGCAGGAGCGGTAGCGGCTCGGGAGCCAAGTACTGGTTTGAAGATAAGAACGGAAAGATGCGCTATCAGCCTAACAAGACCATGTGGGAACAGGAGTACTACCGTGAATACGGCAAGCTTCCGCAGGGCGAGACTTCTACTTCTACCAGTACAAAGACCATCAATCCGAAGACTGGCGCAGAGGTAACGACCACCACAAGAAGAAAGGGTGCATCTGTTACCAGTCAGGCAGCAGCTTCGCAGAATGCGGCGAGGAATGCGAGAAACAGACCGAAGCCTACCGGCAAGTCGAAGAACGGCTATAAGAATACAAAGAAACTTGGATTATAAACATTAATATATAATATATGGCTGGAGATAAATTTGACCAACTTTATAACGCCTTGAAAGCAGATGGCGCAGTATCGGGAACTAGAGAACATTTCAGACAGTTCGTGTATGCGCCTGGCAAGCAGGGCTATCATAACAGAAAGCAGCTCTATGATGCGCTTTACGCAGATGGTGCTGTTTCCAGTAAATCGTATGAGGAGTTTGCGCAGCGACTCGGACTTCATGCAGTAAATCCGAAGCCAAGGCAGCAGAAGGCAGTTCAGCCTGTCAAGAAGCTGACGATGAAGCAGAGAGCGCAGGAAGTGGCTGCTCAGTATCGGAAGCCAAGGCAGCAGAAGGCTCAGCAGCCTAGAACGGCTACTACTTCTGGTACAGACTACATGCAGAACTGGCGGTTGATGCACATGCGCAACGACCAAATGACACCATTGCAGCAGGCTCAGGCTAGTAATGCGCGCGCACGCATGCAAAGAGCACAAGAGCAGTCAGCACGTCAGGAGCAGCAGAGAGCAACCCCTATCAGCAGAAGCAGAATAACTCCTACTGCCAAGAATTTCAACGAAACGATGCAGCAGCTTTCTACTCCTGAGGCTAAACAGGCTAGAGCCAAGCAGCAGAGAGAGGACGATGCTAGAGCATTCGCCCAGTATGAGGTGGAGGGTAACAAGTTCGTAAGAAATGACGGCCAGTCCAAAGGTATTTTGGGTAATGATCTGCTCGAACTGGTAGATTCTTCCATGAATGAGGCACAGGAATTGACACGTCAGCAGTATCAGCAGAACCTTGACAAGATGGGCGGCATCTATGCGCCTCAGTCAGTAAAGGAACAGGCTTTCCGTGATGCACAGACACAAGAGCAAGTGAACCGACAGAACGTTCTGATGAACAATCTGAGCAGCAAAATCAACGAGATTTATTCGCAGAAGGGAATGCAGCGCCATATTGCCGAGAGCGCAGAGAAACTGAACATGAGTGTGGAGGAATACGTGGACAAATACGTTACTCCAGAGATTATGAACTATGCTCAGAAGGCTCTGACGATGCGCAACCAGGAGGAAATCATGCCTCATGGTGCGCTTGACTATATTGTCAAGAACCTCAGTAACTCTATTATCGGTATGGTGGTGGCTCCATCTGTGATGTCTAGAGATACAAGACAGAGATTGCAGGAAGGTATTGCCATTGCTGATGGTGATGCGGAGATTCAGAAGGTTGCCGGCCACAAGGATGAAACCTACCGCTCGGGAATCGGTACGAGATTCGCTTCTACTGCAGTAAACATGGCTGCTGATTCTGGTCCGCTTGCCGTAATCGGTGCCGGCGCAAGTGCTGCCGTGAATACTGGAACCCGAGTTCTGACTAACGGACTGGTGAAGGCCGGCGTGATGAAGGCAGCACAGAAGCTTACCGCCCAGCAGATGGCTTTCAAGGTGGCCAACATGACTACGGCACAGAAGATCATGTCGGGATTGGGAACCAGAACAGCAACAGGTGCGCTGAACCTTGCAGGATATTCGGGTGTGACTGCTGCTTTGAATCAGGCTTCTACTGGCGATGATACTTCGCTGCAGGCTATCGGCGAGGCTGGTCTGAAAGGTGCTGAGCATGGTGCGGTAACAGGTGCGATGTTTGGAATTTCGGGCGCAATCATGTCTCCTTGGGTTTCCAAGTTCGGTATTACAGGTATGGAGAAGAGTACTGGCGAGCGGTTGCTTCATGGCGCGCAGAAGTTTGGTGCTACGGCTGCCGGTCTGGGCGTTGAGGCTGGAACCATGATGGTTGCCGACAACGTGACCGGCGACAAGGATATTTCCTTCGGTACTTGGTTGGAAGATGTTGTGATGGTGGGCGCATTCAAGGCTGGCGAACCTAGCAACTTCGTGAAGATGGGCAACATTCTGCATCATCTTACTCATAATAGCGGTGGTAATTTCGTGATCGGAAAGAATGCCAACGGCTCCCCTATTGCCGTGGATATTCGTCTGACTTCTGACGAGAAGAATGAATTGATTTCTTCTGCATCAGGCAAGAATCTGATGGATGCTTTCGTGAAGGTGAACCGTGCATCGAAGACAGCTCCAAGAGATCCGAAATACAAAACGGCATACACGGATTTTATGAACGACCCAGACGTTTCTCAGAGCACCAAAGAGAAGGTGAATGCGGCCATGGGACTATTTAACACGACAAGAGGTAAAAGCTACCGCAGCGTGAACGACGTGAAGAACAAGCAGATTCTTGAATACACCAAGAACGGAACGCTTCTCACACGTACCTCTTATAAGAATGCCGATGAGCGCAGAGCTATTCTTTACAAGCAGAAGCTTTATCGTGATAATGACGATATGATGTCGCTGATGGGCTACGCAAGGATGAAGGATATGCAGTTCATAGATGATGATGGAACTGTCACTAATCTAGCGTTTAGATTCCTCAAGGAAAACGGATATGACGAGAATAAGGATATTACAGACCCGAATAATGCCCGACTGATTGATGAGTTGCGCAACCAGAAGAGTGCGCTCTATCTTGATTGGACGAAGTATGCAGATAAGAACGGTTTGCTTGGCTATCTCAGATCAGAAAGCAGAGGTATTACTAATAACTTCATGGCTTCTATCAAAGAACTTCTTGGTAAAGAAGGAAGCATTGTTATTGATATTGACAAAATCATGCGCAAGGACCCAATGAAGCGTACTGATGAGGAGAACAGAATCTTCTATCATGTGAAGAGAGCACTCGAAGATGAGCTTTTCCCTAGCTGGAGACCACACGCAGACCAGTCTGCAAGCCAAGGTAAGACGGTTGCCGAGGAGCATAGTCTGGGAACGGATAACCCGGATAGCGGCGTGGTAGTTGATGAGTTGCGCAATCTTCGCAACGCAGAACAAGCCCTTGATGCAGCGATGGATAGCAACGATGTGTTCAAGCAAACCTTTGAGAAATTGCACCAGCAGGGCTTGACACCGGCACAGATTTACGATGCACTCATTCAGAATGGATTGATGCAAGAAGAGTTGACCCCACTTGCCCAATATATTAATGCGAACGCTAGAGTGCAGGGTATGCAGCAGGCTACTGCTGATGCTATAGAGGAAAACGTGAAGAGTTTTATTTCTGATTGGAGCTATCACGGAACATTAAACGGTCAGGCGATGAATGGCGAGCAGGCTCTGTATGTGCAAGACAGCAGCGGAAGAATACTTCTTGTTGGTTCGGGTGATGTTGCCTTCGACCAGACTACAGGTAGAGCCAAGGAAGGTAGCGGTGATATGCTTGTCTGTCTGGACCCTAATACCAAGGAATTGGTTTATGTGAAGGCAGACGAGGTTACTCTGGTTCAAAACCAGCCTATCGACCAGTTTGCTGCAGAATATCGTCAGAGATTGCAGATGAAGAACTCTGAGCCTTACAATCAGGCGGCACAGGAACAGGCTATGTTGGATGCTGCAAAGCCCCAGCAGGAAGTTCAACCTAAAGAAAATAAAAATGAAGAGATTAGTAACAATGAAACAGATGGAAAAATTCGAAAAGGCGACAATGCCAATAGTGGAAGTGATGGAGAAGCAGAGGAAAATGCTAGTGAAGGCGATGCCTCAGTTCAACAAGTAAAGCAGCCTCAGCAGACCCGAAAGTTTGCAGATGGTTCCGATGTTCCTATGGCTACGGACAGTAAGGGAAGACCTACGCCTGACTATGCTAGCATGACTCCAGAGCAGAGTGCGGAGATTCTTACTGAGGATTTCGGGGAGAATGCTGAGAAGGTGGTGGACGGACAGATTAAGAAAGCTGAGAATGCTTTGAAGGATGCCGAGAAGATGAAGGTGGACTATACCGCCGAGCCTAACGACATCATGGAGCAGGAGGCTTTGAAGAATCAGACCATTGAAGCTGCCAAGAAGCAGTTGGACCACGCTCAGAATATCAAGAAGGCTATGACTGCCAAGAAGGTGGCTGAGACTGTGGGTAAGACAGAACAGACTGAGGGCGCACATGAAGCTGGCAGCGTGGCTGCACAGAAGTTTGTGAATGCACCTAGACTTGTAGGCAACAAGCGCACGCGAATGCTGCCTGACGGAGAGACCAAGATTAAGGGACACTATGAGATTGTGCCGGCTGAAAGTCTTACTCCTTCTCACGATGTGAATAATGACTATAAGAAATCTGAGGGATTCCCTACCGATGCTGAGGGCAGAACCGTGAATGATCGTGACTATGAGCACGACAAGGCGGCTCAGCAGAATACGGACCAGATTGCCCGAAAGTATAACGGTATGGCTATCGAGCAGGTGCCAGTGGTGTCTGACGAGGGTATCGTTTATGATGGCAACGGCAGAACGATGGCAGGACAGAAGGCAGCAAAGGAAGGCACGGACGGAGAATACATCAACGACCTTCTGGAGAATGCCGAGAACTTCGGCTTTACTAGAGAGCAGATTGAGCAGAGCGGAATCGAGCATCCTCGTCTGGTTATGGTGACAGATGAGAGATTGCCTTACGATGCAGCTACCTTCGCCAAGTTCAACCGAAACGAGAAGAAGACTCAGAGCAATACCGAACAGGCGGTTGCCAAGGCTAAGACCTTGACTTCTGACGAGGTAGGCGCGATTGTTGCAGAGATTGAGGGAAATGGTTCTCTTGATGCTTTCTTTAACAATTCCAAGGCAATAAATGACTTGGTGAAGACGTTAGTAGATAAAGGTATCATCGGACAGAACGAGGTGGCGCAGATGATGGATAGTCCTGAGCGACTTTCTGCACAAGGCAGGGAGTATGTGAAGAACCTTCTTTTGGGTTCAATCTTCAAGCCAGAGACTATCAGAATGCTGGGCATCGACTCTACGGTGAAGAACAAGGCTATCAACGCTATCCGCTCGGTAATGGATAATATGAAGTTGGGCGAGTTCTCTCTTCGTGATGAGATAGATCAGGCTATCCAGTTGCTCTATGAGGCAAGACAGGGCGGCAATAAGGTTGATACGCTGCTGAGAACACCATCCATGTTCGGTGAGGATGCAGCTAAGCGCTACCCTTCTATCTCTCAGATGATGGCTTTGGCCTTGGAGGGCAAGGTTTCTGATTTCAGAGATTTGCTTGACGAATACAACCGCATCGCTAAGGCTAGAAATACTGGCGAGGGCAATATGTTTGAGGCAGCTCCTACCAAGGAAGAGTTAATTAATGAGTATTTGAACTTTAAAAAATGGCAAGATTATGGAACAGGACATTCAGAAATTGAAGGAAGCAATGATGTTTCAGGCGTTGAAAAACCTCAACAAGAAGCATCAGGAGGAAATGAACCAGCAGAAGCAGGAACAGAACCAGAACAACCAAGAGTAGAAGAGGCTGACGACTTAGAAAACAAGGAACTCGAAAGTCGCATTGAGGTGACTGACGAAGAAACCGAGACTCCATCTGAGAACGGTCCTATCACAAGGCAGAAGATTCTGATTGATGGCGACAAGGAGGTTATTAAGGTTGATGAGCCTAACGACAAGGGCGAATACACCGGCTCATACTATGAGTATGATGGCAAGAAGTTTGGTGACTTGAATGAGGTTGTCGAATATGTTGACGGTAAGGTAAAAGAAAAACCTCTCCCACTCCTTCCTAAGGAAGAGAACCCAGACCCTACTTTTGACCCGATTGCGGCGGCCGCCCAGGAATTCAAGAAGGAGCATCCTCTGACTGAGGATGAGATTAAGAAGGCAGACGTGGATGATTTGTCCAAGGATATGGCTCTTGATTATCTGAACGGAGAAGTGACAGATGATTTACATCGTGCTATCTATGAAAGTATCTTTGCCAAGACCAGAGGGCAGAAGACTGAACCAAAGGTTGAGGCTCCTAAAACGGAACCATCTGCTGACCCTATGGAGGGAATCAAGAATGCAGCAGAAGGATTCGAGAAGGAGAAGAAATCAAAAACCGACAAGAAGCCTCAGCAAACTGCTGACGATGAAGCGGTAGCGGCTTCCAACAAGAAGGTTAATGACCTTTGGGATATGCTCAAGAATGCCGGCAAGGATGAAATATCCGCTTCGTTTATTGGTCTTAACTCTAGACAGTTGGAAGTATTGCCTAAGCTGGTGAGCGCCATGGCCGAGAATGCTTATCTGAGAATCAAGAGAGGTATGCACAATCTTGAAGACGTGGTGAAGGAAATGCGCAAGGAGTTTGCTCCTGCTGCCAAGCTCTTTAAGAAGGAAGACGTGGATGCCATCTATGAGCAGATGATGAATATCCGCTATCGCGATGGCGAGCAGCGCATGAGCTTGAAGGAATGGGCTGACTACTACGAGAAGACTTCTCCTAAACATCAGAAAAATCTGGTGGGCGACTCCAAGAGTGCCGAGGAAAGAAAGATGGCTGAGAAGAAGTTTATTGATGTCGTGAACCTACAGTTGGGCTTCAAACATAAGTTTAACGGTATTGTTGAGCTGAGAAAGATAGCTGAGAGAGTTGGCTTGAAGGATATTAAGGACACAGACCTTCAGGAGCTTGCCGAAACTGCTATTGTTAAACGAGCAAGAGGTATCGCTTCTTCGGAATCTACAAACGATGCCGTGAAGTTTGAACGTATCAAGACACTCTATGAGAATCAGCCTAGCCTCAATCAGCGTGATTCTGATCGCGTGATGAAGCAGCAGTACTCTACCCCTGCCCCTTACGCCTTCCTTGCAGACATGTATGTGAAGGGTAAAGGTAAGGTGATTGACAGCGCCCTTGAACCAAGTGCCGGTAACGGTATGCTTACCATCGGCTTGCCAATGGATAAGGTACATGTGAACGATATTGATGCACAGCGATTGGCGAATCTGAGAAGACAGGGTTTCAAGAACGTGACCAGTCAGGACGGAACTCAGCCTTTTGCAGACAAGGACGTTGACGTGGTGGTGACAAACCCACCATTCGGTAGTGCTACCACTAAGGAGTATGACGGCTACAAGATTTCTTCTTTGGAAGGACAGATGGCTATCAATGCCTTGGAGAGCATGAAGGACGATGGTCGTGCTGCCATTATCATCGGCGGCAAGACTGAATACGCCAAGAACGGAAGTCTGAATCCGAAGGATAAGGCTTTCCTTGGTTATCTCTATAGCCACTATAATGTGGAGGACGTGATTAATGTGGATGGTGGTCTGTATGCAAAGCAGGGAACCAGCTACCCTACACGTATTATATTAATAAACGGAAGACGCTTGAACGAGAATGCCTTTCCACCAGTAAAGGATAAGGCCAGAGCTGAAACCGTGAAAGATTATGACGAACTTTATAAACGAATTGAAGATGATATACTACGAGGTGAACGGATGGATTCTTCCATCGGAGAAGAAACAAGAAGTGCTCAACCAGAACTTGATAAACAAGGCGCTACTGGTACTCCTAAAGAGGGAGTACGAGCAGGAAAACGAGGAGGAAGCGAACCAGATGGTAAGCGAGAGCCTGACCTATTTGACTCCACTTCCGTATCAGGAACCCATGATGACTTGGAAAATCAACGAGGAACCGAGCCAAGAGAAGATGGAAGACTTTCTGATGGAGATAGTAGAACAGACGGAACAGGGACAGAGCCTTCTCCAAGCAAAGAACCAACCACTGGAACCAATGAGCAGCGAGGAAATGGATCAGGAGGAGCTGGACGGAATGACGCTCAGCCAAGTGCTGATGAACCTGCCAGCATCGGGAGCGGAAGCGGACCACGGGGACAATTACAGCGGGTGGACAAATCCGTACGTGGACTAAGCACCGAGAAAGTTACCTATACCCCTAAGAGTGAAAACCCATTCACTCTGAAAGCAGTTATGCCTGCCGACCAGCAGGAGGCGGTAAACAAGAATCTCGAAAAGCTAGGCGATGCCGACCAGTTCCTTGTTGATGAACTAGGCTATAATGATAAGGATGATTTGTATTCTCATCTTGCTGCAGAGCAGGTTGACTCTGTAGCCCTTGCCTTGCAGCAGGCAAAGAAGGGCAACGCTTTTATCATTGGAGATATGACTGGTATCGGTAAGGGAAGACAGGCTGCTTCGCTTATCAGATACGCCAAGAAGCAGGGGCAGGTTCCGGTATATTTCACAAAGACAGCAGGATTGCTGAGTGATGTTTACCGTGACTTGGTGGATATTGGCAGCCCAGACCTAAGACCATTTGTATTCGGTAGCGCCAAGGAAGCTGCCATTACCGACTCAGATGGAAAAGTAGTATTTGCTTTGCCATCGAAGAGCGAGGTAAAGCGAGTGCTTGATTACATCGAAAAGAATGGAAAGCTGCCAGACGAATATGACTATGTATTGACTACATATAGCCAAGTAAGCAATGGAGTCTACGAGTTTGACGAGGACGGCAACCGCAAGGAGAGAAAGCTTGCGAAGGGTAAATCTTTCGGTGCTGCTGCTCTGAGCGGACAGAAAAGACGTGATGCCATCGAGAAACTGATGGGTAACGCCTATCTTATCCTTGACGAAAGCCACACGGCTGGTGGCAATAGCGGTCAGGGCAATTATTTCCAACACATTATTCAGAAGGCAAAGAACGTTACCTTCTTCTCTGCAACCTTTGCCAAGAGACCAGACAACATGCCTATCTATGCTTTGCGTACTGCCATGAACGAGGGCGGTATGAAATCATCCGATTTGATTGATGCGGTGAAGCGTGGTGGTGCTACCTTGCAGGAGATTATGAGCCAGACCTTGACGCAATGCGGTCAGATGATTCGCCGTGAGCGAGATATGACTGGCGTAACCATCGACTGGAAGGCGATTGATGATCCTGAGCGAGTACAGGAACAGCGAGAACAATATGATAGTATCATCGGATTGTTTAATGATATTATCAATTTCCAAAAGAAATATGTTTCAAGTTACGTGGATGAGCGTAATGATGAGCTGGCCGCCATTCAGTCTACTATGGGAATCAAGAAGGGAACGGCTGCCCTGGGTATCAAGAATCAGCCATTTGCCAGCAAGGCATTCAATACCGTTCAGCAGGTTCTTCTCTCTCTGAAAGCGAAGTCTGCTGCAGAACGTGCAATCGACTATTTGAAGCAGGGCATGAAGCCTGTAATCGCGTTGAACAATACCAACGAATCTCAGACAGGCAACCTTGCGCTTGGTGAGGAAATGGACGCACCTGACTTGGGCACATCTTTGAAGAAGGGTCTGGAGGGTACACTTCGTTATACCCAGAAGGATGCAAAGGATAATAGTGAAAGCGGCTACATCAAGCTTTCAGATTTAGGCGATGAGGCAGTTGAGGCTTATCACGAACTGGAGAAGAAGATTGAGCAAACAAGTACCGGTCTTTCTCTCTCCCCTATTGATGTTATCAAGAACGAACTGCAGAAGGCAGGTTATAAGGTTGGCGAACTGACCGGTAGACAGACCGAGTTTGTTTATAACGACAACGGAACTGTTACCAAGGTGAAGCGTGCTGATACAGACAAGAAGAAACTCGCGCGCGACTTTAACGATGGCAAGATTGATGCGCTTATTCTCAACAAGAGTGCAGCAACCGGTATTTCCCTTCATGCTTCGAGCAAGTATAAGGACCAGAAGAAGCGTGTGATGATCGTGGCGCAGCAGCAGCTTGACGTAAACGATGAGGTTCAGATGCGTGGACGTATCGACCGAACCGGTCAGGTGGCTAGAGGTGCATACGAGTATGTGGTTTCCCTTATCCCTGCCGAGCAGCGACTGCTGATGATGTTTAAGGCTAAGTTGAAGTCACTTGATGCCAACACAACTTCTTCTCAGAAGAGTAAGTTCAACGAAATGGAAGTTGCCGACATTACCAATAAATATGGTGATAAGGTAGTTCGTGAGTATATGGCAGAGCATCTTGACCTTTATGCACGCATGGCTGATCCATTCGGATGGGAAAAGACTCATGGTGATGATTTGTCTAGAATCGACCCACAGACTCTTGTTGCTAGCGGTGGCGGTGTTGGTGATGGCGAAGCTGGTGCCGATGCAAGCAAGTTGCTTGGGCGTATGGCTCTGCTGAGAGTTTCTGAACAGGAGAAGATGTTGCAGGAGATTGGCGAGCTTTATGCCAACGAGATTCAGCGACTCAACGAAATGGGCGAGAACGACCTTGAGATTACCGAGCTTCCTCTGAAGGCTAAGACTCTCCACAAGGAAGTTTGGAAGCAGGGTGCTGAACCGGGCGGCGATAACGCCTTTGCAGACAACACCTATATAGAAAAGGTGAACATGGCCATCTTGAAGAAGCCAATGAAGGCTTCTGAGGTGAAGGCTTCGCAGGATGGTTTGACTGGTGGTAAGACTTGGGATGAATACAAGACCGAGAAGAAGGCTGCCGTGAAGGAGTACTTCGACCAGAAGATTGCGGACGAGACTCAGAAGTATGAGGAGCGTGCCGTGAAGGCTGCAACCAAGGCTAAGGAGAAGTATATCAAGGATGGCAAGAAGGGTCAGAAGGATTCGGGTATGAGCGATGAGCAGATTGAGAAGATGGCTGGCTATCAGTATGACAACATCTACAAGCAGGAGAAAGATAAGCTGAACGACGTGGTGAAGAACCTGAAAGCCAAGGCTGAAATGTTTGAGCGAGTGCTTGATACCTTCGATACAAACCAGACTTTCGTTCTGCCTACGGATATGAATAACCCTAACGAGTTGAGCGGATTCGGTAACAGTTACGGTAGACTTATTGACATCAAGATTACTGATAACTACTCGCCTAACGCCTCTTCGGTTTCCTTCGCTACCTTGGATGGCAGAAGAAAGATTACATTCCCTATCGTGGGTAAGGTAGGCGCAGGTGAAGGCAATATAGATGTTATCAGTGCCATCGACAACATGACTAAGCAGGCAATCAGTATGGGAGACAGCCATCTCAGAGTATTGAACCAAAACTTTGATAACTGGGATAGACTGACCAGAAATGAGAGCCGCAAGAATGGCTATATCGTGACAGGTAACCTGATGCAGGCTTTGGTTGACAGCAAGGATCAGGGCTTGGGCGGTCAGCTGGTGAAATATACAACTGATACTGGCGAGGTGAAGACTGGTATCTTGATGCCAGACCGATTCGACCCTAAGGGCTTGACTACGGATGCGCCTATCAACAGCGTGACCGAGAAGTTTGAGCTTTCTTCTTGGCATGGTGGTATTGACGAGGTTACTTCATCGGATGGTGAAGTAAAGGTGAAGCGCATAGACAACAATCGTGGCAACTTCTACGAGCTTCGTGTACCGAAGAGCAAGGCGAAGGGCGGCAAGTACTTCATGGATGAAGATTTGCTGAAACTGGTTAATGGCAATAACTTCGAGACAAGAGGCAACAATATGCTTGCTGAGTTTAAGCCTGAGCAGTTGAAGCCAGTACTGGACCGCCTGTCTAAGATGGGCGTGAAGGTGCAGGAGGAGCGCAATACTTCTGAGGATGAAGGCACCCACTTCCGTGAGGACCGAGGCTTGCAGTATTCTAAAACAGATACAAAAGATGTTAAGAATAGTAGAATCATTCCGGAAGATGTAGATAAAAATGTATCTTCGCAGATTGAAAAGAGATTCGATGATGAGGTTGAAAGACTTTATGGGGATTCTTCTGAAAAGCCTAACATAGAGAAAGAGGCAAACAAATATGCTACAAAACAGTATATTGATACTTTTAAATATGACAAAAAAGGAAATCCTATTCAAAAGTATGAAGGTCTAAAATCTGTCATTGACTCCTTGGATAGTAAACTTAAAGATATAGAACAGAAATATGGATTCAACAGGAAATCAGACATCAACGAAATCAAAAGTGCTATTGGAACCGAAACAACCGAAGGAAATGACTCCAGAGGAATGGGTGGAGTTTCACAAGGGGATAGTGTGCGAATATCCGGCAGAAAAGGGGTACTCTCAGATTACAAAGAAACGGCGCTCTCTTTGGCAGCTGCTCAAAGAGCTAAAGAATATCTTCTCGAAAGATTCAATAATATCCGATTAAAGTATGGTCTCGAAGAAGGAGATTGGGCAAGCAAGGAACAGGTTGAAAGGATTTTTAATGACTACAACAGCGATGCTGACGTTAAAAAGATTTTTGACCGCATTGAAGGTTTAGTTGATGTTCTTGGAACAAAGTTGAAAGGTGAGGCTTATAAAAAGGTCAATACTGAGGGATATTATTATCATCCAAAGAACTACATATTGATAGATACAGACTTCTTATCTTCAATTCAATTCGGCAAACAAGAACTTGCTTCTACAATCTGCCACGAAATGTTGCACGTTGTGACGTCTGACATCATCAACCTTTACCGAAAAGGATATGGCGACTTGCTTACTGAATCACAAAGAAAGGCAGCTAAAGAGGTAGTTGATTTGTATGACGAGATAAAGTCTTACTTTGATAAGCATATCGGTGGAACCGAACCTTATGCGCTAACAAATCCTGCCGAAATGATAACTGAGTTGGCTAATCCAGAATGGAGAAAGATAGCGGCCCAGATTCCTGCTCAAAAAGGATGGTTCAGAAGAGCTTTCAATGCTATAAAAAAGATGCTTGGATTCCACGTTGACACAACGACCGATCTAGACAGACTTGATAAAGCATTGGAGAACGTAATCAGAAATCTTGATTATGAAAGATTCCAAAAGGGCGCAGAGCTTAACGATGAGATCGTTAACAAAAAGGCTAGCATTCCTGTGTCTTCCCATATCACACAACTCTCAGAGAAGACTGGCGCAAAGGTGAACATGGTTTCATCGGTTGATGAAATCACCAACAAGGCGGCTAAGGCTGCTATTGAGGATGGCAGAAAGATAACTGGCTGGTATGACGAGAAAACTAGCGAGGTGCATCTTTACATGCCTAATATCCACGATAGATATACTGCCGAAAAGACCATCTGGCATGAGGTGGTTGGGCACAAGGGAATGAGAGAGTTGTTTGGTGATGAACGATTCGATAAGTTCCTTCGTGAAGTGTGGTATGACTTAGATAAGCCTGAGAATGCGGCTTTGAAAAAGCTGGTGGATGAGGAGAGAAAGTTCAATCCTCTGAATATCTATGATGCCATTGAGGAAGGTATCGCGCGACTCGCCGAGGATGGCAAGGGCGAACCGGGTTTCTGGAATGGTATCAAGAATAAGGTATCTGATTTCCTTCATGAAATCGGTTATCGTATTGCTCCTAATACTAAAGATGTGAAGTACTTGCTCTGGTTGAGCAAGAACTTGCAGAAGAATCCGAATGATCCTTATTGGAAGATGAGAGCCGAGGCGGTGAAATACCGTCTCGACCATGAGCGTATGCCTGCTGTCGTAGCGCATGATGGCATGTTCTACGGAAATGACGGTAAGGTTAGAAGTATGGATAATCTGACCAAGAGTGAGTGGGATGAGGCTACCGACGGACAGATTCACTTCCGCACTACCCCATCTGCCGGCACGGCACTTGACAGATACCACCGTTCGCTTGATGAACATGGTTATATGTTCACCGAGAGCTATATGGACAATATGCTTTCGTTGAAGAAGTTGATGAATGCGATTGTGCCAGATAAGAAGATTGAGGATATTGCTTCTTCTGAGAATCCTTATATACTGCAGAACACCATGCAGGGTGCGATGAGTGATGCGGCTCAGATGTTTGAGCGCAACGTGATGAAGCCTCTTGACAAGGCCATGGCCGATGTGCTGGATGCTTTCGATGGCAAGAAGGATGATGAGAAGATTAGAAACTTCAATCTCTACATGATTACCAAGCACGGCTTGGAGCGAAACAGAGAGTTCTTTGTCCGTGACTTCCTTAAAAAGATGAGGATGGACGAGCAGAAGAAACAGGATGCTGACTTCTTGGAAAACAGTTATTATAGCGATAAGGAGTATCTTGATAACGAGTTGAAGACTGGCAACATCGACCTGAAGGAGTACTACAGACAGTTGGACGAGAGTATCAGAAACCACTTTGATGCTGACTTCGAAGCTGGCGAGCACGACTATTCGGGTATGCACGCTATACAGGAAGTGGCTAAATCTTCTGACCCTTATAATGATGCGGAGGCTATTCAGAGCGTGATGGATTCAGAAGCGAAGATGGAGAGTATCAAGAAGGGTTCTGTGAAGGACTATTGGGATAAGGTGAAGGCTGCTACCCAGTATTCGATTAACAGCGACTACAAGAATGGTATCATCAGCAAGGAATTGCATGGCCATGTATCGAATATGTTCAACTGGTATGTGCCTTTGAGAAAGTATGATGAGGCTACTGCAGAAGATACTTACGGCTACATTACCGAGCAGGGAGACCCGAAGAGTTATATCGGAAGCACGATCATGAGAGCGAGAGGACACAAGTATCTGAGTGAAACAAACGTACTGGCGCAGATTGGTGCGATGGGTAACAGAGCCATCAAAAACGGCGGTATGAATGCTATCCGTCAGGCATTTGCAAGATTCGCGCGAAATAATTCGGGCAATAATCTGATTACCGAAACAAGCGTCTGGTATGAGAAGGACCCAGTGGTGAACATCGTCTATGAGCGCTACCCTGATATTCCTGAGGATGCTACGGCCGACGAAATCAACCAGATTGTTTCAGACTTCAACAAGGATATGAAGATGAAGGAATCACAGGGTATGGCATACAAGTCTTATCGCAGAGACAAGATTGGCTATAAGTTCCAAAAAGCGGAGAACAAATCGCAGCATATCGTAGACGTGAAGATTGCCGGAAGGACCCATACCTTTATTATCAACGGAAATCCTAGAGCAGCGCAGGCTCTGAATGGATTGCTGGAGAACTCGGGCGCCAAGGGAATCATGAAACCATTGAGTTCTATCTCAAGAATGATGGCACAGTTGTGTACATCTTATAACCCTGAGTTCGTGATGCGAAACATCATGCGTGATGCGGAGTTTGCATCGAGCAACGTTACTTCCAAGGAGGGTGCAAGATATGGTGCGCTCTGGGCGAAGTACTATGCGCAGTTGTGCTTGTATAAGGGTGCATCGAATATCAGCTTCAAGGATTTGAGCGGAACTACTGGCTTGGGCTTGTTTGCCAAGTATCGTAACGGAACACTTGATACTTCTGACAAGGTACAGAGATATTTCAAGGAGTTTATGGAGAACGGCGGCGAAACAGGTTGGGTTCAGATTAAGAACATGCAGGACTGGACCAAGGAGTACAAGAAAGATGTGAAGAGCGAAAGAAGCAAGATTGACAAGGGCGGTGCTGTCCTTCGTGACTTCTTCTTCGGAAATCTGGCGAACATCAATGAGGTGGCTGAGAATATCGCCCGATTCGCTACCTATTGTGCGAGCCGAGACAGTAACCGCTCTATCATCCGTTCGGTCTATGATGCGAAGGAGGTATCTACCAACTTCAACCGCCATGGTAGCGGTGATGCCATCAAGAGTTTCAAGAACGGAGAAATGACTGGCAGCAAGGCGGCTGCAAGATGGGCTTACGGATTTACGGCTAGCTATCTGAGACATTGTTCTATGTTCTTCAATGCCGGTATTCAGAGTACAAATCTTCTTGTGAAGAACTTGAAGAATCATCCTGTGGGTACTTCTATCAATATGCTTGCCATTCCTTTTGCCCTCGGTGCGTTGGCTGCACTTGGTAACAATGTGCTGATTGCGAGTGAGGACGAGAAGGATAGAAAGGGAGTGAAGGACCCATACGGCGAGCTGCCTGACTACGTGAGAAGAAACAATCTCTGTATCTACAAGGGCGGCGGTCAGTTTGTTACTATTCCGCTTGCTATTGAGTTGAGAGCCTTCTATGGTCTTGGCGACTTGGCGGCTGGCTTGACCTTCTCGCCAAACGTAAGCGGACAGAAGAACCCTGCCTTGGATGCCGTGGGCTGTATGTCGCAGCTTGTGCCGGTGATGGACTATCTCGGTAACTCTTCGGCTGGCAAGGAGCCATTGAATGAAACAATCAAGGCTATCTCTCCTTCTGCCCTATCTCCTTTCGTGGAATGGGAGTTAAACACCGACTGGAAGGGCGCGCCTATCGAAAGACGTGGTGACTGGAATGAAAATTCCCCTGCTTGGCAGAGAGCCTACAAGGGTGTTCCTGACGGATATATGGCTGTGAATAAATGGGTGAATGCACAGACCAACGATGTAGCCAAGGGTAATGAGGATATGCTGGGCAACAGTTTCCTGGATATGGTAACGAACCCTAGTATGCTGAATCATTACATCGGTGGTATAGGTGGTGGCGCTGCTACCTTTACCGAGCGAGCTATCGGTGTTATCAAGCACGGAAGCGACACGGAAACCAAGGATATTCCTTTCCTTCGCTCTCTTCTTTATACTCCTAGTGAGCAGAACAGCTTGCAGCGAACTAAGAGCAAGTGGTATAACTACAAGGACGAAATGGAAAAGACCATGGCCAACGTGGACCGTCTGAAATCGAAGAACGTTCCGATTGACAAGAGAATCACGAATATCGGTGAGTATTATCACTTCCAAAACTCCAAGGAGGCTGCCAAGGTTAGAATCATCGAGCTGGCAGAGAAGCAGATGAAGCGATGGAAGAAACTCAGAGATAAATCTTCTGATACCGAGAGCATCAACTTCGCTAATCAGAATATTGACAGGATCATGATGGATGCGGTGGATGAACTGGATAGATTGGAATAAATAAAGAAAGGAGTGGGCGCAAGGCTCACTCCTTACTTTAGCTAAAATTGAGATAACCTTCTTTTATATCTCTGTCACCTTTTACTACCTCTAGAATAAAACCATTATAAACCATTTCATCTAGGCTCTTATTGATAGCTTTTACTATACCTTTATCAATAATCACTTTATCGAATGGTTTTTGTATTCTTAATTTATCTTTGATTACATTCATCCTTTTTAGATGCAATGTTCTTTTCGTTATTAACTGTCCAGTATTCTTTTCTATTAAATTCACCAATATCGTGTCTTCACTAGAGCTTGCCCAGCTGTCAAAATCCAAATTCATATCTTTTATACTCAAAGGAAGAGCAAATCTTAATTTTGAAAATTCAAAAACCAAGAAATATGCTAATTCATAATGATACATATACAATACAACGCTGTCTTTTCCGAATGCCTCCCTTTCTTCATACGTAATATCATCAAAATAAGCCATAACGTAAAAACTGCCTTTTGTGTAAAAAACGTTTGCTATATCTCTTGTATTGCTAATAATATTGGTTTTAAATGTTGCATATTTTCTATTATCTTTTGAATTTATAAGAGGTAAATGTCTTTTACTATCAATAAAATCAAACCATTCCTGTAAATCTCCAACTCTATCAATAGCATATCGTATAGACGCTTTAGTTTCTGTGCTATTTAAACCGAATTTTTCAACAGCATTAAGGATCACATTGTAGAATGTCGTAAATCTCTTATAATCTAAATAAGAGATATTCAGTAAATCAGCTTGCTTTACACCTTCACTTTTCCCTATATACTTATGAATACGATGCCTTTCAAAACGAATTTTCCCTTTTAAGGATTCAATTCTTTCTTCCGTAAATATAGTTTCCCATTCGCTTAGGGAGTGCGTAATACCTTTATCTATGTAATTCATATCAGGAATAGCCTTTAATAGTAAACTAACATTGCAAGAAGATTGCTCATTCAAATTAAAGTCTGAGTACCGATAATCTTTTATTGCCTCCGATAGGTTCATCCGGCTTAATCGCAAAAATACCTGTCCCGATGATATTCGTATTGACCTAGCCATTAACTTCTTTTGTTTCCTTGTCATTTTACCAAAACCAAAATGAGACAAAATATCTTTATCCTCATCTGTCAACTTCCACCTTTTGTGAATATCCTTCATTGAAGATATTATAATAAGAATTACAGGAACGACTACAGAGACTATGAATGTACATAGTTCTGTATGCTCTTGAAATATATCAAGCAATCTCACATCACCGAAACAGATTGAAATAATAACTGTGAGAATAACAAGGATAAATGAAACAAGTACATACCAATATAGAAATCCCATAATAGACATTATGAAACTAAAGAACTTGTCGCCCCATACCCAATCGTTGTTGTATCCCATATTTGTTAATCGTTATTTTCTTGCAAAAGTACGGAAAATATTGATAGTTTGTATCGGTTGCTGGCGGTTTTCTTTGTAGTTTAGATTTTTACTAAATAAATGAGCAGAGAATTACTCAGCATAAAATGCTGAGGAACAGTGGCTTGAATGGGGTAATTTTTATTTTGAGCATAGTTAGGCAGGGTGATGGGTTCTTCGTAACTTTGCACCAAGTTCAATAGTGAACGAAACGAATAATCTATTTTATTATGTCAGAATCAAAAACTTACGTATTCGGGGAGAACGGAACCAGTCAGGGCGGCGGTTTCAATAGCATTCTCGCTATGCTCCCAGCACTTATGCAGCGACAGGGTGTAGATCCAAGTCTGTTTGCTCTCTGCAACGGCAAGGGCAATGGTGGCGGATGGGGCAATGATTTGTTTGCCATCCTGCTTCTCTTCATCATCATGGGTAGAGGCAACTTCTTCGGCGGTGCCAACGGTGGCGGTTTCTTGCCTAACGGACAGGGCGGCGTTGCTCCTATGATTAACAACGATGCTAATACGGCTGTTATCATGCAGGCTGTTCAGCGCAATGGCTACGATGTTCAGTCGCTTGCTACTGCTCTCAACACTACTACCGGTAACGTTATCGCTGCCATCAACGGTGTAAGCAAGGAGATTTGCGGTGTCGGCAACCAGATGGGTATGACTGCTAATCAGGTATTGACCGCCATCATGCAGGGTAACAACGCAATCGCTACCCAGTTGGCAGAATGCTGCTGCAAGACCAACAACAACATTACCGCCATGGACGGCAATATCAAGTTGGCGATGTGCCAGCAGACTGGTACCTTACAGAATGCCATCAACAATGTAGCTAATGGTCAGGAGCGTGGCTTCTCTAACGTAGCTTACGAAACCCAGCGCCAGACTTGCGATTTGCATAACGCTATCAAGGAGAGCACTCAGACCATCGTTGACGGTCAGAAGCAGCAGGAGATGCGCGAAATGCAAAACAAGATTGATGCGCTTCGCGAGGAGAACAGTACCTTCAAGGCTTCCGCAATGACTTCACAAATCGTGGGTCAAGCTGTAGCACCTATCAATCAGGTATTGGCTGGTCTGCAGAACGAGGTTGCAGGTATCAAATGCAAGCTGCCAGAGACAGTAACCACTCCTTACAGTCCATTCACTGCGGTTCCTAACTGCGTGGCTTATCAGGCTGGCTTGTATGGACTGAATGCTGCTAACGGTGCAGGATTCTGGGGTTAAAGAAAGGAGGCTGCTATGTTATGGTTAAGACCTTATACATGGGTGAATCGTAACGGTTCGGCGGCTATCGCTTCTACTGGCGTGAAGGTGAATACTGCCGATGTGGTGTTCACCTTTAAAAACCACGCCTTCGTGAATGCCAGCTACAGAGGAACGATTTTCGTAAATCTGCGTCAGGCTATTCCGACTGGAACGACTGGTACGCTGCCTATCCTTTTCGAGACCAACGGCGCAACCCAAGCCGTAACCAAATTCAATGGTGAGGCATTAACGGTTGCAGACGTGCCGGGAACTGGAGTTGTTCAGCTCTGGTTTGAGAGAGATACTAACACCCTTCAGCTGATGACGGGTATTGTTTAACAAACAGAATAGATAATAGGAGATTACATTATGTTTCAAGGTTTAAGAACAAATTCTTTATTCTATGTCCTAGATAAGGGCGAAAACCCGAACTTGCAGATTGGTCAGGTTGTTTCGGTAAGCAATCCTCAGACGAAATACCCTACCTTCAACAATGGCTTCACGCCTCAGCCTATGGAAACTGTGGTTGATGTGAAGGTGAAACTGAACGACGAGGAGGTGGATTTCAAGCAGCTACCTGCCAACGGACAGATAGCCAACGACAAGAATCTTGTGGTGAGCGACAACAAGGAAGCCATGAGTGCAGAGGTCGATACGATGCTGAGACAATCCAAGGCGATACTGGAGAGCGTAGATTACCACAAGAAAGTCGTTGATTCTTGTGAGGGAATGCTATTGCAACTCAACCCCCAGATAGCCAAGGAGAGGGAACAGACTGAGAAGATCAGCAAGCTGGAAGGCAAGGTTTCTGGCATGGAGGGCAAGCTCGACAAGATGATGGGATTGCTTCAACAGGCGATAAACAAGTAATCTCCTAATCTATTCACTTTAAAAATCTTAGAATTATGATAATGGTTGAGATTACAGAAGACAAGTTTGATGGCTTGTATGAGAACGTGGAGAAAGGCTTGCGCTACTTGGATAAGGCGATGAATTGCCTGGGCGAAATGAAGCGTGAAGGCAGACGTGACCGATACGGCGAGCGCAACCGCATGCCCGATTACAGAGGTCGTGGAGGCAGAAGTGGTATGCGAGAGCATGAAGAGTACGACGACATGCGCCAACGTGACGACAGAGACCGTGTAGAACGTGATTATCGAAGCTACGGCGACGAGTATTAACTAACTTGGGGTTTGGTAGTGAAACAGATTTCGTTACCAAACCCTTTTTAATAGCAGAAAGATTATGGAAAGAAAATTCAGACAATCTTTGAACGCCTACGATTATCAGCCGGAAGAAATGAGGGCTTACCTTCGCTACAATGGCTGGCACTTCAATAAGAAGATGTGTGAGTGGGCAGTAAAGCAGATGCGGAAGAACGGTAAGCCAATCCGCATAATGAGCAAGGATGATATTGAGGACATCTTGAAGAAGAACAATATCGTGCTGGAGAATAATGTGGGCTACGATGCGGTTTACATCGCACACATGTGCCTGGCTGATTTCTACGGTTCGTCTATCACGGAAGAGAAGCAGATGGCTCAGTTCATCAAGGACTACGTGGATGATGAGGATCAGCAGGACGGTTTCATCTTCAACCGCTTCTATGCAGACACATCTTTCAATGGTGTTGGCATTCCTTGGGAAGAGATATTGTAGTTTATAGTTGATAGTTTAAAGTTTATAGTTTTGACTGAGCAGGAGATTTACTTGGAAAGGTATGACTGGACAGTACATGTAATGTACGATGTTCATTCTAAGGATGCCATGAAGGTAAGAAGGCATCTTCGGGATTTGGGATGCGCCGGCATTCCTCTCGAAGATGCCTGTAATCTCGTGCTCGAAGGCGAAGCCAATAAAGGGATAACCTATTCTAATGTTGATATAAGAAAAACGGTGGTTGTTATTGGCTGGACTACTTCAAAGGCTGAATACATGAACAGCCTCAGCCACGAAATGCTACATATTGTTCAGCATATTTCTGAACAGTTTTTGATAAATATGTACGGGGAGGAGGCTTGCTATTTGCTTGGTGGATTGGTGCAGGCTTGCTGCATAAGAAAAGGGTGAATCTTTTGACTCACCCTTCTTCTTTTATTTTTATGTTTACTCCCTATACTTTGGTTTCTCATACACCAAGTTATGCTCATCTACGTAAGCCTTGGCTTCTGAGTATGTGTCAAACTCTACTGCGGTGGCATTCACCGATGGGTATACCTCAGCATTGTCACCCTGCTCTGTCAAAGGAAGAATAATGTTCTTGCCTTCGTGAACTACCTTGAATGGTTTTGTTAATTTTCTCAATTCCATATTCTAGAAATATTATTAATCAGTAATTAATTGCGATAAAGTATACCCCTTTCCTTGCAAGGTGGAAACTGCTGCATCAGATGCACTTGTGCGATGGGATTGCTGAAAATAGATTTGTTTTCTATCTGATGCCTGACACTTAGCCATGTTTATCAAGAAATTATCTGTATCAGTCGCTGTTGCAAATCTGAATTCTCCAGAGATAATTTTGCTACTTGATGGTCGTAAGTCCTGACTGCTCCAAGTGTTTTGCAGATTCCAGTTTGTAAAGTAATACAACTTAGAAAGTCCTGCAAGCGAAGACAAGTCACCACTAACAGACGTACTTTTCACACTAAGTGTCTCTAGGTTTGTGAGCGTAGATAAGTTCGCTATATCACCTGTAGCCATACTATCAGTCAGATTAAGATCTGTAAGACCAGTACAGATAGAAAAGTCTTGCGTATTAACAGAAATTGTTTTATTATTGGAAATATCCAGATAATTCAACAAGTATCTGTTTGGCAATGATGTAATGTCACCAGTAACTTTACTATGTGATAAAGACAAACCTGTCAGTCTCAAATCAGCAATCTCACTTAAATCTCCAGTCTGTCCAGAGTTAGATAATGCCGCAGATGTCAAGTTTCTGCAATATTTATTCAAGTCCTCAAACTTGACATCTGCGGCATACATCCAAGTTGTAATTATCTCGCTAACATTCTTTTTATCAGAGCAATATACAATACCACTCTTTGGCTGTTGGAAATAAATAGTACGCACACCATCACCAAGTTCTACTACATTCTCATCTCCAGCCCATTCAATATTGGAGTTTTTTACTTGAATATAGCCCTGACTATTAGAATGGTAGTCATTAGTTTTGCCCAACAACTTAATTCTAATCTTTCCAAGAACAGGCAGGTCAGCACCACTAACACTGCCTTTCATTTTTGTTATCAAACACTTTCCCATAATTATTTGTTTAAATTAAAATATACATCAAACGTTTTTAGTAACTCACCGAATAATTCTTCTAAATATCCAGTTGTCACCTTAGTATCTCTTATCCCCCACTTCTGTACTCCTTTTTCAAAGTCAGAGTAATCAATGCTGCTTTGTAGGTCACTGACTATCATATTGAAGTTTCCTTGTGTCAGAACGGAACCTCTGAGTTCCTTGTATCTTGCACATATCTCTTCCCAATACAATGATTTCAGCTTTAACCAAACTGTATTTGTTGGGTCTGCTTCCAAGTTAAAGCTGTAGACAAAAAATGATAAATCCAAGTCGTAAAGGAATGGAGAGAAAATTTTCTTGTCTGCTCCGCTATAGAGAATAAGGTTGTGAATGTCATTATCTCTGAGCCTGAACAACTGAATGAAAATGAAATAGTCTATCCAGTCATTAATGTTCATGTGTTTCGGAGCATTTTCCTTAGTGAAATCACTTCCGTTAATGAATTGGTAGAATTTCTCTACAGCTACTCTGTTGCTTTCTGTTGGGTCATCATTCATTTCATCTTCCCAAGTACTCCAGTCAAATTTAGCCCAGTTACAACCTACTCCTCCACTGAGAATCATTCCATCTTCATCACCAGAGAGCATGTAGTTAACCTCGTCTTTCTTATAGCCAAAGAACTGAACACCATAGAACTCGCCACCTACAGATGTGCATACAGGAAAAGATTTAATTATACCAGTTGCACCAGTTGCAATTATGGATGAAGAACTCCATGGATATTGCTCATTGAAATTACGTAATTCTTTAGCTTGTAAATACAGACGAAAGATAATTGGCTCTTTCAGTTTTGTATCATCAGAGTAATAAGACTTCAAGTTGAACTTGTCCACTTTCAGCAACTCTCCAATTTTCAATTTCACCTTGCTTTTATAATCTGATTTAACAAAGGCATATCTCAAGTTCTTCTGTCTGTTATATAAGGTTGATGCCCCTTGAAAGGAAACCAACACGTTATATGTTCCTTTAAGATAGCTGCCAAAGTCTATGTCAACTACACACCAATGCTTGGTCTTTTTACTGATTTCCCATGTTCCAACATTAGGCTTATCTACAATTTTTGTGACTTCAATAGAAGTTGGATTTACAGTATATGAACCATCACTACCCTTGGTTAGTGAGGACGTTACATAAAACTTTCCTCCAACCTCCTTTACATCAGAAGGAACATAGAAATTCAAAGACACACTTTCAGATGTCACGGAATATACACCATCAGTATTTTGAAGCGTTGACTTAACAAAGTACTTATAGGGAGTCAATCCTTTTTGAGCATTAGCTTGCGTGTCTTCATGGACGAGCATAGCTAAAATTCCATCCTTATCAGAATATCCCTCATTAGCTGTCAAATAAAAAGTTTCTTCTTTTATATCTGTATATCCATACTTTGGAAGATTCATAGAACGGGGCACAGCCAACTCCTTTTCAGACTCACTTGAACCTAATTTAGCAGAACTGAAAACAATTTCTCTATTTTCATGTACAACATCATCTTTATCTGTATAGCGCAGGATTTTGTTGTCAGAATCAAGCAGCAGTTCTTTGTAATCTTCCACCTCATCTTCATATATTGTCCTATCATCAAACTTAATTGAAGATTTAGGAATCAGTGGAATATAAAATATCTTTGAACCATCAGGATTTGTTGCAGACAATACCTTGCCTTCTGCATCTTGCTCAACTGCAAGATATTCCTCGTTATCCTGCAAAGAAAAAACGTCAAGAAGTTCTTTGAGGTTGGTATCTATTGTACCTACCTTCTCCTGCAATGATGCAAGGTCTGATTGAAGCTGAGAGACAACTTGTTTCAAGGCATTAACTGCATGGATTTCTCCAATGATTTCTCCGTCTCTTCTGATACCAAGGAGCACATGATTAGCAGCATCAAGCCAGACAGCGAAGAACTCTTCATTCTGAATAACATGATACATTTCATTGAGAGGATAATATGGCTTGCCAGTTGCTCTGTAGAAACCAAACAGAACCTTATCATCTGAATCTACTACAGCCTTGATAAACTCTTCATTCTCGATTACTCTAAAGCACTCTTTTACTTCATCTTCAATGAGAGACTTGCCTTCCTCTTTGTCTACCTTCTTTTTATCAATGGCCGCAACCTTCTCGTCAATGGTTGCCTTGTATGCTTCCATAGCTTCGGTTAGGGTTTGCTGGAAGGTCTCGTTGTTGGCGATGATTTCATTGAGAGCTTTCTGAATAGGCTTAGGAATACCGACTGCCCAGTCTATACTACCATCTACACGGATGCCCCAAAGGAACTTGTTTTCTGCATCTGTGTAGACACGCAACCACTCCTCATTGGTTTCGTAGTGACCGAGATTATTAACAAGTTCATCAATAGCATTTTGAATGTTTTGAGCATCAAGACCGCTCTGTGTATTGTCGTAGGTTACAGCCGAACCTACAGATGCACCACCACTGATAGCTATGCCATCTACGGTGTCCTTGATTTGCTTGGTCTTGGTTTGCAGGTCGTAAATATCATCGTCGTTAGAAGAGATTTGCCGCTGATGATCTACAAGCGTGCTATCTACATTCTGTATCGTCTCGATAAGATTTTCAGGAAGACCTGCTGCCGCCTTTAAGATTTGAAGCAATTCCTTGTCGAACTTATCCTGTGTAACGGATTCTGGTGCTAACTTTGAATTAGTAACAGAACCTTCGGCAAGTTTTTCTGTTGTGACAGACTTGTCGTTGAAGTCGGCCGTCTTTATCAGCGGCACATTCGTTCCAAGCTTTTCATCTTGTCTAAATGTAGGCATATTTTATTTCTTTTGGTTCTGTAGAAGTGAATATTTGAATTTGGACGGTATCGGGAATAACCGAGATACGAAACTCGAAGGACTGGGTGTCCTTGTGGCGACGTATCGGGATGCGAGGGAAATTTCCCTTATCATCTGACTGACGGATAACCACCTTTCCTTTTTCCCTTAGCGTGATTCTTAGGAAAATATCACGGCGAAGAGTAAGTGTTGGAGTTACCCACGCAAGTTCATTGGCATCGTATGTGGCTGTTACATTCTCCATATCGTCTTTATTTTGAGGTTTGATTTACGCCTAGCTGTTGCAGGGCGATGGTGTACATCTGGCTAGCCTTGGTATCATTGTAGGCTGAGAGGAGCAGAAAGGCGATATAATAGATGAAGGCATTCTTTAGTTTGTCCGGAATGGAAACATCTGTTGTGGAAGCGTCTGTGCTCACAGACTTAGGTACGCCCACATAGGTAATGACCGCCGTTGAAGTCTTGGGCTGCATGAGGATCTTGATTGGATTCTCTCGCATGATGGCAGCCTGCGGGCGATCAATGGTACCCTTTGCGGTATCGTCGTACATCATAAGAGCTTCATCATCGGTGTCCTCTACTGGGGTGACTGCCTTATACCAAGAAGCGCCACGAATGCGGTTGATGGTAATAATCTCCATATTGGAAGGCATGGTGATAACACCGATGTTGTGATTAGAATCAAAATCTGACACCTGAATTGTGTCGGAAGTCGAGCCTATGCTCTTGGAATCGGACAGGACAGGCGAAGATGCAGCAGTAATGGCAATCCAATGCAGCGCATCGTTTATCTTCGACTTGATGATGTTGTCCATATACAAATCATCCTTCTCATCGGCAATTTCCGATGTGTTGTTGGATTCCTCGTCTATGCACCAACGTACTGCCTTTATGATTTCCTCTATACTCATTTACACCTTATTATATATTACTGCTTGCCGTAATCTGGGAAAATAAGACCAGCCTTGTCTGCATGCTTCATGGCAGTTTCAAGGGTTCTGCAATCCTTGTCAAAACGGTTGTTTATGTAATTAATAACTTCTTCCGCTGTACGGATGCCTGCTACCTCCTCTTTCTGTGACTTTTTTGTAGTCTTCTTTGCCGGCTCATCTACGGTTGACTTTAATGCGGCATTCTTTTCCTCTTCAAGTTTAGCCTTTTCGCCAGGGTACTCTTCTTCCTCATGGTCGAGAATAATAGTATTGTTGGCAAAAAGCAAGCTAGACTCAAGAAGTTCCTGACAGTATCGGTTTCGCAACGTAAGTGAAGGATATTTGTTTATAATTACATTACCATTTGCGAAAGGATAGCGAACCTGATTACCCTGCTTACCTGAAAGCAGATAGCTAATGCTATTTTGATTTACTCGTGCTTTATATGTCTTAATCATATTTATTCTTTATAAATGGTGGGCAGAGCAAGATGCACCTGCCCACCGATGGTTTATAGTGATAATTTACTGCGCTGTATCTTGACCAGCATAGATAGCCCAAGCGGTGCCAGTGTAGTATAAAACTGTACCTGCCTCATACTTGACATCATCAGTAGGAGAATTAGTACCCTTTAAGGTGTAGTTTTGCGTGAGCGCAACCTTCATACCCTTTGATGGATTCTTAGGAAGTTCCTTAGCAGAAATGATGGCATTAAGTGACTCTGTGGCAATCTTAGCAATCTTATCAGCAGGACCAACCAAGATTGAGTTGTAACCACGAAGTGCCACACTATCTGCCTCCTGATGAATCCAACGCTTAGCGTCACGAACCTCGCCACCTCCCTTAGACATATCATTGGTCTGCTCCTTCTTGCCAATCTTGACGTATCGGCGAGAAGCCTTAGGGTCAAAGATAACCATGAAGTCTGACATACCCAAGAGATCGAGAGTCTGAGTCCAAACAAAATCAATAGAGCCGAAGGTGTCTTTGAATCGCTTGAAGGTAAGGTCGAACTCGTTGTGATTAATGAAGTCGTTCTGATGGCTTCCCTCCAACTTGATATTCTCCAAACGTTCGATAGCATTCTTACCACAGAAGGCAAAACAACGATCATTCTCGGAGAATTCCGTGAACTGGAGTTTAGAAATAGCAATCAAATCGCCAAGCGTATAAGTATCACCGATGGAGTATGTGTTGGTGAGCTGATTGATGATACCCTCAGAGGTATAGACATCTTCAATCTGTCCGTCGCCGGTCTCTGCCTTGAAGCGAGACTTGCATCCAAGCAAATAAGTACGCTCTGCACGTAGGTTATACTTGATGATAGCATCGGTCTTTAAGTCGGCAACTGTAATAGGCTGCTCCTTCTTTACCTTCTCGTAGTCATCTGTAAATACGATGTTCAAGAGTTTCTTCTGAACATACACTTCTTTCTCGCGTGGCTGGAAGTTTTCTGGTGTAATGGTGAGCTGAGACTCAGAAGCTGCAGATGCACCAGCAAGGAACGTTGTTCCAACAGGGATTTCCGGGCAAGTCATGTTGTCAAGATTGTCTCTTGAGTCTCCACTAACCTTCGGCTTTCCGTTGACAGCCTGCATAACCGCTTTTTTACCGTTAGCCTCAATTACATAAAGCATCAGTGTACCCTCTGTCTTGGTCTGTGAGCCAGCAGCATAACCGGGAACACCAGAAGCAAAAACAGTAGTGCCTTTATAGAATGGGCGAATAGAACCAGAGAAGTTCGTTGAATTAATCTCGATGGTGTCAGCAGTTTCAATTCTCTGAATAGTCTGTCCATCAAGAGTTTCGCCACCAACACGCTGATGCGAGATTGACCAGTTCTTAATATTTACTGTTTTTGCCATACGGCGAACAATAGAAAGAAGCGGTGTCTTGAAAGGATAGAACTTAACAATCTCACTATCCCACTCCTTATCAAGCAAACCACCCTCACGAAGCTGTGTACTAGAAGCCTGGGAGCCTGTAAGGTCTTGACCATCTTTTTTTCCACCAGGGCTAAGTCTGTCGTTAACATTAGGGTCTACTGGCTCTTTTTGGGCAACAGTCTCTTTGTCTGCAGGATTTACTCCCTCGTTGCCAATCTGCGGCTCTACAAGGTCTGCCGTTGCCATTACGCCACCACCGGTAACTACGGCAAGAAGCATTAGAATCATCTTAAAGACGAACTGACCACTCATAAAATTCTTAAAACAATTTTTCTTCATTTTATACATATATTAATGGATTAATTACTTCTAATATCATCAAAGAAACTTTCACGTTTCTGTTTCTTTGCCGGTTTATTTCCTGCGCCAGAACTAGAAAGAGAAGGAGGAATACCTTCTGTGCTGGAAGAGCGAACCTTATTCTGAATCTTTTCGTTGCGGGCTTGCATAGCAGCCTCGTCGCGTGCCGAACTGATGTCGGAATCATAGTTGTTGGCATTGTGGAGCATCTTCCAAATATCATCTGAAATATCGCCACTCTCTACCTTGTCGTGAATCTCGTAAATCTGGGACCACATATCCTGTGCATCATCGGGATAGAGCTTCATCAGGCGTTCAAGCGACTTGCGCATGTTGGCAGTAACCTTCTCGGTAGCCTCATTCTGTTCAGCCACGTCCTCGTTGTGCTTGGCGAGAATCTCAGCGAGTTTCTTGCCGCCTTCAGGATCATCAAGCAAGGTTTTAACGTCAATACCCATGCGAGCCATCGCATCAAACGGATTATCGTCCGGATTCTTCTCCATATCCATCGCCAGAGCAGCGAGCCACTTGTGCTTATCGAATACCTTAGACAACGCCTTACCGCTTTCCTCGTATCGTCCGAGCAAATCAGCATCATCATTCATTGCCGCATAACGAGCTTCCTTGTCTTCGAAGTCGATGTCAGAATGGCGATTAGAGAAGCGCTTGGAGAAAGCTGTACGATTAGGGCGCTCATCTACAGACGTTTCATCTGTAGCAGCCTCAGCAGGTGGAGCCTGTTGTGCGCCACCTTCCTCATTCATCTGTGCTAATTCTTCTTTTGTCATATCTCTATAATACTGTTTGAAACTTTTCGGCAAAAATGCAAATAATTTGAAGAAGTTTTGCCGTGCTCCAACCTTGCGCTTGGCGGTTGGTTGGAACACGGCAAAGAAAGCCATGTTTTTGTCTATTTTTGCGCCTATAATTAATAATGTATAAAAAATGGCAAAGGCAAGAATACTGACACTTAGCAAAGTGATGCCTCAACATAACAAGTATGACTCGGTTAAGGCTCGCAAGCGAAGACAAGAACACGGCAAGGACGAGGAGTTACTCAGCCGATGCAGAAATGCTTGGAATAACCTGAGCGGTGTGCGAGAAACGAGGGCGAGAACGATGCGCTACTGTATGGGCGACCAATGGAGCGACACCATCAGAGTATACCATCATGGCTACTGGGAAGAAATGACAGAGCGCACCTATATGGAGAAGCGCAACCAGACACCTATGAGCAACAACATCATGGTGAGCATTCTGGAATCTATTGCCGGTCTTTATGCCAAGCAGGGAACGGAACCGGTCTGCTTTGCAAGAGATAGCGACTCCCGGCAACTGAGCGACATGATGAGTGCCACGATGCAATGCAACTGGCAGACAACGTACATGCAAGATGTGCTAAACCACGCCATTAAAGACTACCTGATGGGCGGTCAGATGTTTGTCAGAGAGAGTTGGGAGGCGAAGGAACTTGAAATGCCCGACTCATGGACAGACGCGATGGAACCCGACCACATGTTTTTTGAATGCGGCAGCGACCCACGACACAATGACGTGAGCCTTATCGGTGTGCTGCATGACGTGAGCCGAGAAGACTTGTATCAGAAGTTTGCCAAACAGGAATATGGGCTTACAGAAGAAGATCTGAACGCCATCTTTGATATTTATCCTTCGGACGATAACAGCTACGGCTATGAGTTTAACGAAGAGAAAGCGTTGGAGAATCTCAGTTTTGACCATAGCAACAAGGGAAGACATTACTCTAGAGTGATTGAGGTGTGGACCACGGAAACCAAGCCAAGACTGCAATGCTTTGACCCGATTGCTACCACAGGAACCGGTGCTTACTTCCGCATAGACTTGGATGATACTGCGATGATACAGAAGCTACGCAACGACAACATGAAGCGCAAGCAGCAGTATGACGAAATGGGTATAGCGGAAGAAGACAGAGCGTACATTACTAGCGAAGAGATTGCAGATAAGTACTGGTATTATACCTACATGGCGCCAGACGGAACTATCCTCTGCCAGGGCGAAACTCCATACGACTATAAGAGCCACCCTTTCACGATGAAGCTCTATCCGTATATCAACGGAGAGATTCATCCGTTCCTTGCCAACATCATAGACCAGCAGAGATACATCAACCGACTGATTGTTATGAACGACATGGCTATCAGAAGCAGTTTCAAGGGATTCAAGATGATTCCTACGAATGTGCTTAACGGCAGAACACCAGAGCAGTTTATGGAGGAGGCGGTAGAGTATGACGGATGGATATTCTACAAGCCATCGGTAAAGACACCGAATGCAAAGCCAGAAATTATTACATCGAATGCCGTGAACATCGGTACGAATGAACTCTTGCAGATAGAGCTAAACCTGATTCGAGAGGTTACCAACGTGAGCGGTGCTTTGCAGGGTAAGACTCCATCGGCAGGAACTTCGGCAGCCAGATATGCACAGGAAAGCCAGAATGCAACCACGTCTCTGTATACCATACTGGCAGACATGGACGTGTTTACGGAGAAACTGGCAACCAAGAAGTGCATGACTATCCAACAATATTACGAAGACGGAAGAAGGGTTTACGACCGGAACTTCAATACGGTTTACAAGTACGACCGCCTTTCGGCAAGAGATATACACTTCAAGATCAGCATCAAGAATGCGGCAGCTACGGCAACCTTCAATACGATGCAGAACGATACGCTTGACAAGCTTCTTGATATGGGCGGTATCAACATCATCCAATATCTGCAGAACCTCAACGCACCATTTGCAGACAAGTTGCTTGCCAGCGTACAGGAGCAGCAGGCTCAGCTTGAACAGATGTATCAGCAGCAACAGGCAATGGCTCAGCAGCAAGGCGGCGGTCAGGTAGAGAACGGAATTGTGCAGGGTGCAGACCAGAATGCGGTAGCACAGGCACAGAGTGCATTAGGATATAACAGAGCAGCATAAGGTATGAGTGAAGTAGTCCAGTCAGTAACTGTAGAATACAGTGACATCAAGAGCAAAGTAAGAAAGCGGCTGTCCATTATCGGCAAAAGACTTTCTGATAAGCAAGGAAACACCCTATTCGCAGGTGTAACTTTATCCTCGGTAGAGGAAGATATTATGAAGCAGCACTTGAAGGAAGCAACAGAAACTTTTGTTGGAAACCTTGCATCTTTGGTGAGCAACTACGTTGACGGTACAGACGACGTACAGTTTATTTTCAACAAGACAAGAGTTAGTGCGGCAAAGGCTGATGCTTTCTGCAGTAACTTCAAAAGCTATGTGGTAGCATCGGTTGCTTACGATGTTTTGAGTACAACAAGTCCGGAAATGGCAAGAAAGTATGCCGATGATATGGCCAATCACATGAATGCCGCCATACAACTAATTTACCAGAAGGACGCTCCAAATGTAGGAGATACAAGTTTGAGTATTAGAGGTACTGTAACGATTGATGATTCTGAGAAAACAGACGGATATGGAAAATAATAAAACGGAACGATTATGAAGATACAATTTACCATCAACAAATCGCTAGCTGTAGAATCAGTAAAAAGCGAAACGTACATCAAGGGAAGCATTGATGATGCCTCTAACCAAGGTGCTACCAAGCTGAGATTCAACGAGACGGCAGGCGACATTAGCGTACATGAACGCAAGTTATCGAAAGACTTTGTGCGTGGAGTAGAAAGATTGAAAGCCGTATATGTGGATTTCTTTATTCCAAACCACAAATCGGTGGGTAATAGTGCCATTGGCGTAACCTATAGTTCTACTACTGGAGACGCAAGTGTGACTATAGATATTCAAAGAAGATTCAACGGTGCCCTGACAGATGCCATTGCCAACTATTCGCAAGAGTATGTTGAAGACTACATGAGTTACCAGTGGTGGCTTGTGACAGGAATGCAGAAGCAGGCAGAGCCATATCTTGGCATGATGAAGGACTTGGAAGAGAAGATCAAGAAGACATTCACGATTTCATTGCCATTGGAATCTACTGCAAAGTACAGTTCCATCAGTGGCAAGATGTGCAATGATGATGGAAGCGATTTTACAGGCGTAGACAAGAATACAGAATCAAATAACGAGGAGGAAAAGAAATGATTATCAAATTTCAATTAATCAAGTCGCTAATTATTGAAGCGGCAGAAGAGACCACCTATCTCAAAGGACAGATAGACAAGCATACAATGCAGAATGCAAGCCAGGCATTTGTTGCAAGTGAGACCGCAGGAGAAGAAGCACTCTCGAAGCGCATCTTTGAGCACGATTTCCATACAGCACTTGAATTGCTCAAAACTATCTTTATAGAGCATCTGGCAGTAAGTGCTCAGACAATCGGTGATAATGCCATATACTACAATGACAAAACAGACGATATTGTTGAGTTTAACTTGGAAGTATCTAGAAGATACAATGGTACGCTAACAGATACACTGGCAAGACTCTGCTCGAAGTATGTGGAAGATTACATCATTCAGCAGTGGTGGCTAAAGACCACGAACCAGAAGCAATCAGAGCCATACGTAAGCATGCTGCAGGAAGATGTGCTAAATATCAGAAAGTGTTTTGTTCTTTCTCGCCCACTGGTACCAAAGGTTCCCTACTCATCTACGCTTACCGCCAAGGTGGACGGAAGCGAAGAGGACGGAGCAGTAACCATTCGTATTGACGATATGGAAGTTACCCTATCCTACTCTATTGACGAAGGAACCATTGATGATATTGAGGCAAAAAGCAGCGACCCTAGCATCTTGGAAGTACACAGAAGTCAGGAGCCACATGCTTTCTGGCTGAAGCCTATCAATACAGGTGTAGCAGTCATCACTCTATTCTCCAGACACAGCGACAAACTGGAAGTGGAAGTAGAAGCAACCGTAGCAAAGGAGGTATAAGATGGAGTTTAATAAATTACACCCAACACATTTTATCCGAGAGAGAGGATGGAAGCCCGAGCCAAATCCTTTCTTGCCGAAGCCACGAAGAGCAGGGCACGGCTATTGGGATAAGCACATCTTTATCTATGCCACACAACTCTGGTATGATATTGATTCAAATACCAACATGGTAGGACGAGCAAGACGGAACATGAAGGATGCGCAAGGTGAAGACATTCCGACAAGCGAGAACGATCAGGAACGCCCGCTCTTCTACCGATGGTTTGACAAGTATATTAATAAGGTGGAAGCAAATCTGTCTGCCTATGTAATGAAACCAGAAGGAAGGATAAGAGATAATGCCCTGAGAGAATGGGATGAGAAGGAAATATGGCTGAAATTTCCCGACTACTGGGATGATACCAAATATGATGCACTCGTCAAGCTGATACACGACTATATCGTGACCGGTGCGCTATACGAATACTATATGCGCACATTGACGAGCAAGGACCCTCTGACGATAGATCAGATGAACCAACTGGACGAACTGGAGATAGACATCATAGACTGCGCCAACTCTACCAAGCCGGGCAGCATGATTCACACGTTGAAACCCTTCGGATAATAAAAAAGCGAGCGTATGGAAGATTTTGAAATGGATGGATTTAAGTCTGTAAGGGAGATACAGAAAGAGAAGAAGGAGAAGGTAAAGAAACTTCTCCCTGCAAGAAAGAGTGCCCAAAAGGAATATATACGTGACTGGCTGGCAAGGAGCCAAGAGCAGTTTGAGGATTGTATGAACCAACTGGCAGAGTATGATCCTAAGACATACGTCACCATCTACAAAGACCTTACCAAGCACATGATACCAAAGCAGACAGAAGTAAGCGTTACCCACGGAATAGATGCAGACTTCAAGCAGCTCATGGCACTCGGTATGACAACCGTAGAGGACGAAGACGAGGCAGACGTACTGGATATAAGCAAAGCACCCGAGATACAGGATGCAGATTTTGAGGAACTAAACGATTTAACGGATGGCTCTAGTAACTGAACAGGAAATAGATAATCTCGTAGCGGAAAATCAGAAGCGATACGATGAGATTTATGGTCCCTACGACCCTATGACAGGCGAAGGATGCTATAACTTTGAGCATCGTGTGCTGATAGAACTATCCGATTTCTTCATTCCTAAGATGTGGGTTCCGAAGAAGACCGCCAAATCTGTCCTGTTCAGAGGACTGAGAAAGATGGGCAGTCTGAAAGACTACATCAACTATGTGTTGCACCAGAAGGATGATGCCCAGCATTTCCAAATGCTTACCTTTGCCATCTGTAGAGTGAGGTTCATGGAAGACCCCGAGTTTGCCCTATACGTGACCGATAAGATTGAGGATAAGAAGACCGGTAAGATGATTCCTTTCAAGCTGAACTATCCTCAAAGAAAGCTACTGAAGATTATGGAAGACCTGCGGAATGCCCACAAACCGGTGTTCGTGGTTATTCTGAAGGCACGTCAGTGGGGCGGCTCTACCCTATCACAGCTTTACATCAAATGGATTCAAGACTATAGGCGCGATGGTTGGAATGCTATTGTGCTTGCCCAGCAGAAGAATACCGCCAAGAAGATTAAGGCCATGTACCGAAAAGCTTTGGAGCGGCAGCCGGGGTGGACCGTGGGGCATCAGGGCGCAAAACTTCAGTTCTCGCCATACGAAAATTCTCCTGACGATTTTCAGGTAACGGATGGTGTGAAGGCAATCAGACGAAGTACGCTGACTGTAGCATCCTTCGAGAACTTCGATTCTGTGCGTGGTAGCAACTTCCACTGTGCTCACTATTCGGAGGTAGCCTATTGGAAGAAGACACCAGAGCATGATCCTGAGGGTGTGATTTCTTCTATATCCGGTGGTATCGACCCGTTGGAAGACAACGTGGAGATATTCGAGAGTACCGGTAGAGGTAACTCTGGTTTCTTCTACGACAAGTGCCAGTTGGCAATGGACCCAAAGAATAATGATGCTTATTCGTTCCTCTTTATTCCTTGTTTCTTCATCGAAAAGGATATGACTCCTGTAGAGAACAGAAGAGCATTTGCCAAGTGGCTTTTGCAGAACAGAGACCGAAGCACCTGTCCGAAGGGCTATCGTGAGACAGGAAAGTTCTTCTGGCGAATGTGGCAGAAGGGTGCTTGCTTTGAGGCGATAGAATGGTACAGAAACTACAGAAACAAATTTACCACCCATGCGGCATGTGCTACCGAGGCTCCTATTGATGAGGAAGATGCGTTTAGAAACTCTGGTAGACTGGTATTCAATCCTTATTCTATAGACGACATGCAGGCTATGTATAAGCAAGACCCTAAGTTTACTGCCGACATCGTGGTGAACATCAGCGTGAAGGATGATAACACCATTCCGAACTCGAAGGTGAAGCTGAGAGACGATGGCGAGGGAGACTTGAAGATTTGGGCTGTGCCAAACTGTCTGCAAGTGGAGAACAGATATTTGGTGAGCGTGGATATTGGCGGTAAGAGTACGACATCTGACTATACCGTTATGACCGTGATAGACCGATTCGGCATGATTCCTACGGTGAAGGGCAAGCCAAAGGTGGTAGCGAGATACAGAGGACATGTAAGACATGATAAGCTGGCATGGATGGCTGCTGCCCTAGCTCATTATTATGATGATGCGCTTCTGGTGATAGAGAGTAACACTGCCGACCGAGAGAAGAACAATAACACGGAGGGTGATCACTTTCTGACTATTCTGCAGGAGATAGCCGACTACTACGATAATCTGTATCAGAGAACGAGCAGTTCGGAGAATGTGGAAGACAACGTACTGGCGAAGTATGGTTTCCAAACCAACAAGCTGACGAAGCAGCAGGTGATTGATAACTTGGAAGAGTTTATTGATGATAATCTGTATGAGGAGCCAGACAAGGAAATGTATCATGAGTTGCGCATCTATGAGCGACATGATGATGGCAGCTTGGGTAATATCGTTGGTAACGGAAACCATGACGATGTGGTAATGAGTACCGGCATCGGTCTCTTTGTGAGTCTTACGGACATGGAGAAGCCTAGCTGGAAGAAAGCGGAAAGAAGAAGCCGTGGTGGCGATGGTGTTCATACGGCGGCGAAAATTTAAGTCAATGTTAAATATTGAATTATTATGGAAAGAAACTTAGAAAGACAAACTTTGAGCTTTAGCAAGGGCATGACGAATGTGCCTAGCGACTTGCTTTCAGATGATTCTGAACTGCTGGAGAGTGACGGATTTATCTTTAAGGATGGAGAAATGAAGGCGGTACAGAAGGGGGTGGAAATTACAGGTGGCGTTCCTCTTGAAGGAAAGCTGGTTTATGTTCACAAACTGGCTGACTACAGGAACCTTATAACATATATCGAAAATGGAACAAAGCTAAAATGCTATATTAACTTCAAAGATAATCAAAGCACGGATAGGAAGACGCAAACGATAGGACTAGGTTCAAAGCTGCTCGATATTAAGCACGTAGGAAATACTTTAGTCTGTGCTACAGAAGAAGGTATGCATTATATTCTGTATAAAGGAAATGTATATAAGGACTTAGGTAAGGAACTACCCATACCAGATATTAGTTTTACCTTTACAAACGAAGAAGAAAAAACAGAACTGGAGAAGGACAGAACAGTATGCAGAATGCGAACATTTGTAAGCGAAGTGAAAACAGAGGGTTATGGATATTTGTGTTATGACGAAAGCGGAAATTTCACAGGTGTAAAGGATTCGCATGACGGAGCAGCAAAATACACTCTTGATTATCATCATATTATGAATGAGTCTGACACCGAGAAATATACTAATTTTCAAAATGCAGTTAAAGGGCACGCTGCAGAAGCCATCGAATATACAAAGAATAAAAATCTCTTTGCATTTCCCTTCTTTATTCGTACTGCATTGAGAATGTTTGACGGAACAACGTTTGCCAGAATTTCGAACCCAATCGTATGCTATCCTTCAACACATAAGAACTGCAAGTTTGGACCCTGTATTTATGATTCTGACAAAAAGACCTGGGTAGTGACAGCGAACAAAATTGCCACGAATGGGGATGCTTCCTGGCAATATATGCTCATATTGAATTATTCTCACCTCAATTTTAAGATAGACTTTCCCAATAAAGATGATTGGAAGGATATAATCAAAGAGGTCGTGGTGTTTGCATCTGACGATGTTATTCCATTTGAGATAGATTCTGACTGGTCTTTCAAAACCGTAAGTGAACTAAACGGAAAGACTTATTATGATTACGTAACAGCAGATCATTATTCTGCGAAAAAAATAACATTCAATTGGCATACCTACCAAGCAAGAGAGCTGATAGAACCTGTTTATAAGACAGAGCGCAAGATAATAGACGAACTTCTAGGAAAGACACAGTTTTTCAAGTTGTTCTCGTTAGAACTTAATTCGGAATATCTTGATAACATCTGGCATGACGCTTCTGCTTATGATGAAACTGTTTCTGACGTAAGAATCATGCCGGAAGGAAGACTATCAAACTTGAAAGAACAGGAGCAGTTAAAGGTGGACGATTATTACGGATGGACTAATCTAACATCTTCAAAACTGTTCAGTTATAACAACAGAATAAATCTGATAGGAGTAAAAAGATACCCATTCAAAGGGTTTACTATATTCAGAGCTGGTTACACAAGCCCAACAAATGCTTATGGGTTTGTGAAATACTATGTGCATATAGTTTCACAAACTATGGACACTTGGGTGTTGTCTAACGCTCTGCTGATAGATAAGGACTACCAGCCTTATAACGACTGGTACTTTTATCCTGATCCAAATGCAAAGGAGATGCTTATCATGGTAAATAAGTACCAAGAGGGCAAAACATACTACTACAACATCAGCCTGCAAACACATCCTATGTTAAACGGAAGCTATAGTTTCACAGCTTTGCCTCCAACTTTACTAGCTACAGGTAATGATATAGCAAACAAACAGACTGGAGGTTTTGAAGATTTGAACTCTAACATATATACCTCAGTAGTCAATAACCCATTTGTATTTGAGGCATCGGGAGATAATACGGTTGGAACCGGAAAGATACTCGGAATTATTGCCAACACGGAGGCGGTAAGCCAAGGTCAGTTTGGTCAATATCCATTGATGGTATTTACGGACGAAGGTATCTACGGCTTATCGGTTAACTCAGAAGGACTCTATAGTAGAGCCTATCCAATATCAAGAGAGGTATGTAATGAGGATTCGCCACTGGTGCCGACGGACAGGCTTGTGTTCTTTGCTTCAAAGAAGGGACTGATGGCGTCAAGCGGTGGAAGCGTAGCCTGTATGAGCGAACAGATGAGAGGAAAAGCGCCGAGGAACTTTGCAACCTTCGGGGAAGGCAAGTTCCTGGATTTCCTGAAAGGATGCCTTATCGCCTATGATTACAGAGACTCTATATTAAGAATATTCAGCAAGGGGAAATCATACCAATACATATATAATATGGTGGATAAGACATTCTCGATGGTGAATAGCGGCATAGAGGCACAGGCGGTAGTGAATGATTATCCGGATAATCTGATACAAGATACTAACGGAAACGTCTATTCGCTTACAGCAAAGCCAGACATCAACGAAGATACGGAAAGCTATAGCGGATCATTTACTACCAGACCTTTGAAGCTAGGCGGCAGCATGACGTTGAAATCGCTGAGAGCGGTGAAGCATCTGTTTGATTCGGACGAAGGTACGATTGGGCTGGAGATATACGGAAGCAACGACTGCAAGCACTGGTGCAAGCTGCCAAGCTTGGCTGGTAAGCCTTGGAAGTATTTTACTTTTAAGTATACGCTGCAGAACTTTAAGGCTGCTGATGCCTTTGCTGGCAGTATAGTGGAGGTACAAAGCAGACGAGAAGACAAAATGAGATAATTCTTTCATACGCGCTAATTTATGATAACATGAAAAAGGCGGCTGCTCATCACGAGTGGTCGCCTTTAAAATGAGTTATGAAAAACATTTCGAAAACATGATTCTCTTTATATGTGTGTTATCTGTTTTTGATATTATTTATGCAATATGCTACGATGTAGCCTAATACGAAGCAGTAAAGATGGAGAAGTCCGTTTACATTCGGAACGGCCATTGTGCAAATAATGAACGGCATCGCGTTCTTTAATGCCTCTTTCCATCGTCCTGTCCTACCCCACATCAAACCGAATGAAGCAAATAGGAAACCGGAAAGCCCCATTGTAGGCTGACTAACATACATGGGCAGCAGACTAGCGACAGAGGCAACAGCCAGAGAAGTGACTGGTTTCATATCGTTCTTTATCTGCCAAAGCACCAGAAGGTTTACGGCAAGATGAAAGCCGTTGACATGGAAGAAGCTATACAGGATATGATTCTGCCAAGGGCAACCGGGATAGAAACCGACGTGCCAAGTACACAGAACGAGGCAGATGATGCTAAGCACCAGCTTTGTTCGAAAGTTTCTTCTTACGAAGGTCCATTTCTCTGTAATTTTTTCCATACTTCTTATAGTAAGCGAAAATAAACTTGAGATTACTTGGCTGGATAAAGAACTCGGGGGCAGGCTCAGAAACAAGGAACTGGCAGATAAACCATAAAGATTTGCCCACGAACTCCTTTCGCTGCGTCATTTCGTTCATCCTATTGAACAGCGTATAGTACAACTTCTGCCGAATCGGCTTCATGCTATCCACCTTTGAGAAATCGCCGACTGCCATTCTGCGGAGTATATCCCAAGCTCTTTTGGGAGAAACATAGTATCTCGGAGCAGGAGAATGGACCACCTTTTCCCAAGCCTCCTGTTGAGAATGGCAATTAGGAGCTATCTCCCGATACGCCTTCATCAGATCATCTCTCTGTCTGTCAATCAATTCGTAATTTGCTCTTGCCATATAAATGCTGCATTAAGATGCTGCAAATATACATATTATTTAGAATATGACCAAATAAGAACATAAAGATTTAAATAAGTTTAATATTAGGCTGGTTTTCATGGTGTTACGAAAGAAAAAGTTTAATTTTGCAACGAAATAACATATATATACTAAGAACTGTTAGTAAAAGTGAAATTAAACCATAAATTCGTAACAAAAATGAGAACAAAACAGGAATCGCCTCTCTCGGAAGAGGAGGAAGCCTTAGTTATGGAAGGCTTATTGAGTAGGAAGATTTGGAGGTTCTATGAACTTCTATCAAAGTGGGCACCCATCCCATTGATGCTAGGTCACTGGTACGGCGTATGGGACTATGGACACTATCCCTAGACCAACAGTTGTAGATACCGATTTCAACGGAAACTGCATCATCTGGATTTATGTACTGGCATACATTTATATGCCACTGACCATGATACCGGTAAGTTTCTTCTTCAGATACTGCTGGATTTTCCGCATTCCGTTCTTTTATTTTTTCGGTATCAACGCTATCAGATTGTATTATCAGCACTGGCTCATCACTCCCGAGCAGTTGGAGATGCACCATGTGTTTATCATATTCACTTTAATGCTTTACGCTTATGGATTTATCAAAATCGCTCTATCGAATAGCAGAATCTGCCTTCGGGATGCTAAGAAACGATGAGTGCGGGTTTACAGAGGAAGAAGAGAGGATTGTGCAGAGAAATCTGCTGTACTGGATGGAAAGGAAGCATCACTTTGACGAACAACTGGGCAGAGCCTGTATCGCCAACATCTATTATTTTGATGATGATGTTCACAAAAAGTATGCGCCTTACTTCGGGTTTGATGAGTTGAAGGATGATTATGACCGGCTATCTTGGAACATACCGGACTACAACTTCTGGGATTTTGCAGTAACGATGAATAAGATGTATGCTGACCATATAGACGTGGTGGGCAAATGGTCGAAGAACAAAGACACCACAAGAAAAAGGATTTCGGAACTGGCTATCAGTTTCCTCTGTGATGAATCGACAAACCACCCTACAGATAAAATCTGGTGGTATATGAATAGCTAAGTTGGAACACGGCAAAAGCTATTGAAAAGCCTTTTATCTTTGTAGCCATTAATCATAAATAATGATATATGGCAGAGATAGTACATACATTTTTACAAGAGCACCTGTACAGATCGGCATTGGTTATTGTCATCTGCATGGGTGCTCTTATCATTTCTATGGGCGTGGACCTGTTCTTCGGCATCAAGAAAGCGAAAGAGAACGGACTGGCTACGACAAGTACAGGATTCAAGAAGACTTGCGACAAGGCGAGGAAATACTTCTCTCCCTTCATGGTGACGGTCTGTATAGACCTGATAGCATGCACGGTTCTCCCCTTCCCTGTCTTCTCTATGATTTGGGCAGGCTATTGCGTGTTCTGTGAATTTGTAAGCGTAAGAGAGAAGAGCTGGCAGAAGGCTGAGATACGGAAGCAGGAGAAGACGATAAGCATTCTTCTGGAGAATAAAGAAGACTTGGCAAGGGCTTTTGCTGAGATTATGAAGGAGCAGGGAAAGGAGGAGAAGAAATGAGGCTGATTAAAAGAATTTTTGTTCATTGCAGTGCCTCTTCTCAGAAATGGGGCGTGAAGGAGCTTTGGGATGAGTTTAAGCGCAAAGGCTGGAATAACCCCGGCTACCATTACGTGATTACTGCTGATGGTGGGATTCACCAGATGCTGCCGGTAGAAATGGTTAGTAATGGTGTGAAGGGATATAATGCTACGGCTATCAATGTGGCTTACGTTGGCGGCATCAACAAGAAGGGAAAGGCGGTAGACAACAGAACTGAGGAGCAGAAGAAATCGCTTATCACTCTGCTCACTCAGCTGAAGAAGAAATATCCGGATGCTGAAATCTTGGGGCACAGGGATATTTCACCCGACAGGAACCATAACGGCGTAGTGGATCCTTGGGAGAGAATCAAGGAGTGCCCTTGCTTTGACGCTAAAGTTGAATACAAAGAGATATAGCTTATGAAATGGTATGACATAAGGTTTTGGAAATGGGCTTGCATCGGCTTGGTGATTGGGGTTATCCTATTGGCATTTACAGGATGCAAGACGAAGGAGTATATCAAGGTTCCTTCGGTTAGAACAGAATACGTATGCAGAACTGATACTTTTGCTAAGTTGGATAGTATCTACATGAAGGATTCGGTATATGTTTTTCAGAAAGGTGATACGGTTTTCCATAACAAGGTGGTTTATCGGGACCGGTATCATAATATATATAAGGTGAAGACGGACACGATCATCAAGACGGATTCAGTCTCCGTGCCTTATCCTATAGAGCGACAACTGACGAAGAACGAACAAAGGCTGATGTCGCTGGGCAGATGTTATATTGCCTTTCTGTTCATACTGGCGGCTTGCGCGATTGGGTTTACTCTCTGGTACAGAAACAAAAAATGCTAGCTTATGGCTAAGATTAGCGAAGAACTGCAGATGATTGATTCGCTCCTGATGGAATTTCATGAGCGGATTCAGAGCGGAAGATGTCTGACGAGCAAGCAGCAGAATGCTTTCATGCTTGATTTTCTGCACCGCATTGCCAATAAGGACGAGCCTATCAGCAAGGCAGAGGCATGCAGCTATGTTCGTGTTTCCAGGGCTACCTTTGACCGGCTTGTGAAGGAAGGTAGGCTGCCAAAGGGTAAAAAGCGGAAAGGATGGACCGAGCTAGTTTGGTACGAAAAGGATTTAGATAAATATGTAGATAGATTGGTATAGATTTTACTTTTTTATTTTTAGTTAGTTGTATTAATTAGGTTTTAAGTAGATTGTTTCATTGCAAAAAGAAATCCCCACTCGGCTGTGATAGCTGGGTGGGGATTGTGGGTTATTTATTTCATGAATGCCATCCAAATAGTTTGGTTCTTGATGGTGGTACGATGTCCGAATATCGGTTTGTAATCGGTGATTGCCTTTAGCACATCACTAACCTTTATCTGCTGCTCGTTCCACTTGAAAATGAGCGTTCCGTTTGTTTTCAGCACCCTCATGCCCTCATGGATAGAATCGTTGATGAATGCTTGCCAATTTTCGGGCAGCTTACCATATTTCTTGCATAGCCAAGAGTTCTGTCCTACCTTTAACAAATGAGGAGGGTCGAATACAACCATATTGAATGTTTCATCTTCGAATGGCAAATTAGTGCAATCGGCTATCATATCGGGTTGTACGTCTAATTTGCGTCCATCACATAATGTGTCGTGATATTCTCTTATGTCGGTAAAAAGTACCTGTGGGTCCTGCTTGTCGAAATAAAACATACGAGATCCGCAACACATATCTAATATTCTTTGTTTCATACGCTACTTTTTGTTAGTTTAATTGCCTTTATAAGGCGGTGATTTCCTGCTATTTTACCGGAATCTTTCTTACCATGGTAATAACCAAATCTATAAGCCCAATATCGGGTTTTATAGACTTGCTTCATTATCTTCTTTGCTAGTCTAATCTTCATTTTTCACCTCCTTCATAAATGGTAACTACTCAGCACCCCTATAGAAAACTTCTCGTTAATAAAGCATAAACTTGATTTTGCTTATTTTCTTCATCATTACGAACTTTTTAATGATTGA